ATGTCCGCTAAGATTTACCGTCCTGCAAAAACAGCCATGCAATCCGGAAAAGCCAAGACCCATCTGTGGGTTCTTGAATTCGATGCATCCGAACCTCGGACGATCGACCCGATGATGGGTTATACCAGCTCAGGCGATATGCTCCAGCAGGTCAAGCTGACGTTTGAAACGCAGGAATTGGCCGAAGCCTACGCTCAGCGCAATGGAATCGATTACCGCGTTATCCAGCCAAAGGAACCGCGCCGCCAGTCGGTTTCCTACACAGACAATTTCCGCTTCAGCCGCCTCCAGCCCTGGACGCATTAATTCTATCTGCTGCTGCCTCTGGCCCGTGATACGGGCCAACACCGGCCCCTTAGCTCAGCTGGATAGAGCACCTGCCTTCTAAGCAGGTTGTCGCAGGTTCGAGTCCTGCAGGGGTCGCCAATCTTCAAAATTCACCGCGTAAGCCATTGAAGATATTCAATTATTTTTAAGGTGAGGGGTTGGTGGTTTAGGGTGAGGGGATAGACTGTTCCCGTTCAGTTTCGTTGCAGCCGCCTGCGAGAGTTTCTTGCGGTCGGCTTTTTTCGTATAGAGCGCGGCCATCGCGTCGGAATTCCAGCCAAAGAGTGCTTTCAGTTCGGCGTTGCTGCCGCCCGCCTCAGCGAGTTTTTGGGCGATGGATTTCCGCAGCCCGTGGGCTCGACCGTCGATGCCAGCTTCCTTGCACATGTCGCCAAACCAGTTGCCAAAGGCCGCGGCGGATTTGAAGGGGCGCCCGTGCACGGGTGTCACCAGATAGGCCAGATGTCCTGTGCTTGTCCTGCTCAATGTCTGCGCCAGAATCGGGTGCAGGGGGATGAATAGTTCCGCGTCGTTCTTTCCCGCGCGGATCTCGATGACGCCATCCTTGATGTGCTGCGGGCCGAGGCGATAGACATCCTGTCGGCGTAATCCGGTGAACAGCATCATTTCCATTGCAAGACGTGCCGGCGTGCCGGGGCCATGATGGCGGTAGAAATCAATGACGTCCTGTTCTGACCAAGGTAAAAAGCCGCGAGATTTGGGCCGTGGCCGCTTCACGCCACGAACGGGGTTTTCCCGGGCATAGCCAGCGTCTACAGCCCATTCGAACAGATAGCCCATCACCTTCATGTAATTCACGGCGGCGTGGGGCGTGGCCGCTCGCCGATCACGGCCAGCGGCGATCGCTGCCCGATCGATGTGCGATACGATCATCTTGCCGCCTGTCTTGCAAACAACCTTCAGGATGTTGCGGCGATTGGCCTGGGTTGATTCCTTCAGGCCCTTGAAGGCGGCACTCTCCTGGTACTTGTCGACCAGCCATTGCAGAGTGTGTTTCGATGGTGCGGACTTCTCGACCTGCGCACCGGCCATCAAACTTTTCCAGGCGGCAATGAATTCTTCCGATGCGTATTCACCGGGCAACCGCGTGCGCTTGCCGTCGCCGATGCGGAAGTACCAGACGGTTTTATTGTGTCTGGTCGTCTGCTTCTGAACATATTGATATCGGGGGCGCGGCATATCCTCCATCAGAGATAGCCTCTCGCGCTTTCTTCAAGCTGTTTTTCGCTGATCTGGTCGTTATCCCCGTTAATCACAACCGCGCCATCCGGGTTGACCCGGACAGTTTTGATTTCGACGCCCGCGCGCTTCACCGCCTTGATGGCCCTGGCAATAGAGTCCTCTGTGAAGGGAATGGTTCTTCTACCCATATCATTTTCCCCTTCTTGGTCCCATGGTTTCGGCATTCATCAAATACGCAGCCAGGTTCGTCCCGGCGTGGCAGACGCCGGCGACGGTGATTTCACCGTTGGTTATGGTGAAACTGGCGTGGCACTTATAGGTGACGGTTGCCCAGGTCCTGGCGGTGTCGACATCCAGCATAATCCGGTCGGCGCCACAGCATGGGCAGCGGGTGGTGGATTGGAGTTTGTAGGCGCGGGCGGTGGTCATGGTGCTCATGTCCTCAGTCCAATCTCGGATCGCCGGTTGGCATCATGCCGCGCAGGAAGCTTTCGCGCTGCGCCTGGTCGTGCCGCGCCTTCTCCTCCGGTGACATGGCGTCGTAGGTGGCTTTGGCTTTGGCGATCAGTTCCAGTAGTTCGGGGCTTGTGGCTGGGCAGATGACCGACCGCACGGCCATGTTGCGGGCATGGCGGATATTTTCGGCGCAGTGATCGCAGCCGCGACTAATGGCAAGATCGAGGGCAGATTGAGATTGCCGTAGTTCGTTGCTCAGGCGGGTGATCTCGTTTGCGGCTTCGTCGCAAATGGTGTGGTGGACACCATCGCCCCACTCGTCAGTTGGCCGATATGTTCGTAGGCGCTCGACAATGTCAATTTCGACAGTGGATCGATTGGTTTTCTCCTTCTCATGCATCGGCGCTGCCCTCCATTGCCTTTGGTAGCATGCCGTCTTCGGCGGCTTTGGATTTGGCGATCCACTCCAGCCGCTCGTCAGGCGACAGTTTGACAAATCTGCGGGCGGGGCGCAGGTTCTTCTCGCTGTAGATGTGGCAGAACGATCCGCCACCATCGGCCTGATGTTCGACCACGTAGCGGACAGCGCCGCGTGTTGTGGCGAAGATGCCGCGCACCTCGCCCTTGGCCGTGTAGTCGCCGGTGTGTTTTTCGACTGTGTCGCCGATTGCGAAGGGCATGGGAACGGGCAGGACGCAAAGGCCGAAGAGTTCGGTCGATGTGGGTTTGCCAAAGTCCTTCAGCGCGAAATCGCGGACGGTTTGCTTGCCTAGATCGAAGGCCGTGAGGAGCCATTGCGGTTCCGGGTGCCACTCGGTCGAGCCAAACCAGATATTCTTGGGTAGGATGGTGCGTTCTGATGTCTCGCCGCGATAGTTGGTGTAGGTGAGAGTGACAGGATCGGTACGCTCATGGTCATAAGCCCGATAGCCAATAATGTTGGCCTGTTTCAGATCCATTAGGATTGCGCAATGTCCATCAATCTCCCGGACGGAATACGGTTGGTCACTGTTGAGGAATTCGGTAAAGCCCGCATCGTCGTTATGATAGGTAATTGGCTCCTGCGCTGGCGAAGTGGTGAGAGTGACGGGTTCATGCGCTGGTGCCATCACAATCGATTGCGGCGATGGTGGAAGGACGCCATCGGGTCGAGGACGACGGAGGAATCCACGAATAGCGTTGATGGCTGGAGCCATATCCCTCGCAAGCCATGCTTCGACGTCCCTTACGCCGCACTGACGCCCACCGGGTAGCGCTTCCCACGCATCCACAACGGCATGAAGTTGGGCTTCTGCATCTATCATCGTCTATTCTCCTTGAAGAGTTTCGAGGAGAGAGGCGATCCGCTCCTCTCGTTGGTGAAGCATCATTGCGAGATTGCCAACATCGACTGGATCGCCCTTTTCGACATGCTCGCGGAGGAGATGCGAAATGAAAAGTTGTGAGCAATCATCCTTGTCCTCCCAGCCACTGCGGCCATCGAGGCGCTTCTTGGCGAGCTTTTCCTTCATAGCTGCGGCGAAGCGGTCAACAGCGATATCGTCGGCATGCGCAGGCGCTGCGGCAATGGCGGCTTGAATAGCCATGCGAATAACGTCATCGGGGATACCGGGACGAGACCTGGAAAGAACGCTGTCGGCGGCATCAACCATTTTGTCTGTGATTTCCATCATCTCTCTCCAATCACACCCGCATCGGCATCAGCACGATGAGGTTTTCTTCGTGGTCACCATCGGCCCGCAGGATGGCGGGGCTGCCAGCGGTTTCCATGGCGAGGGTTAGCGGCCCGTCGCCGAGGTGGGTCAGGGCGTCGAGGACATATTTGCCGTTGAAACCGGCTTCGATTTCCAGCGAGCCTTCGACCGGAATGGTTTCCTCGGCCGATCCAGCGTCTGGGTTGTTGACGGACAGCTGCAACTGGCCATCCGAAAACTTGAACTTGACGGCCCGGCCTTTCTCGCTGGAAATGACGATGACGCGCTCGACGGCGGGCCTGATGGCCTTGGCCTCAAACTCAGCCTTCGCCGCGCCCGCCTGCGGAATGACGCGGGTATAATCCGGGAAAGTGCCGTCGATCAGCTTTGAGACGATCCGCAGGCCGGGCATGGTGATAGAGATTCGGCTATCCGTCGCCTCCAGCGTCACGTCGCCATCGGGCAGGTGTGCCAGCAACGCAGTAACCAGCTTGCGCGGCAGGATAATGCGATCAGGGGCAACGCCCTCGATGCGCAGCCAGCGCTTGGCCAGGCGGTGGCCGTCCGTCGCCACCAGCAAGGCCCCATCGGCGCCTGGCTCAATAAAGACGCCATTCAGATAATAGCGGGTCTCTTCCGTGGAAATGGCGAAGGCGACGGAGGTGAGTGCGGCTTTCAGCCCCGACCCGGAGGCGGTGCAACGGGTGGGGTTATCGGCGGTAAAATCCGGCATGATCGGCAGATCGTCCAGCGGCAGCACCTGAAGCTGAAACTTCGACCGGCCAGACGAGACGATGGCTTGCGTCTTATCCGCATCCAACTTGATCTTCACCTGCACGCCATCCGGCAGCTTGCCAACGATATCGTCCAGCAGCTTGGCCGCGATCGTGAACGGGTGGAAATCCATATCAAGATCGGCCGCGAGATCGACGGTGCCTTCAATGTCGAGGTCCGTCATACGCAGTTGCAGGCCAGAGGCCCCGCGCTCAAACCCGACATTGGAGAGAATCGGAATGGTGTTGCGGGTCTCGACAATGCTCTTGCGGATCTTCAACGCGGCGGCGAGGGCGGATTTGCTGGCGGTGATCATGATGAAACCCTGTCGATATTGGATTTGATGACGCGGAAGGTGTAGGCAGCGACCCATGGGTTCGGCCACATGCTCGGGTCATCGCCGTATTTTTTGGGGAACTTGTTCAAGGTGTGGAAATAGTTGAGGAAAGCGCCGCCCGCTGTCGACAGGCAATGATCGATATCCAACACCTTGCCGCTATCGACCGGACCCCAATCCATTGACCAGCCGATGTCTTCCAAGGCATCGCCGCGGCATTCCAGCCGGTAGGTCGCGCCCTCTGCAATGGCATCGGCATCCGTGATATCTTGCATTCGCATGACGCGGACATCAGTGATGACAAGGGTGAGGCGCGAGTGTTTTCGAAACATGAAGCGGCCCAGACGCTTGTGCCAAGCCGGGGTGGCCGGGTCATGGTGGTGCCGCCCCTTTCGAAACACTTCCGGCGCTTCGAAATGGATTTCAGGGCTATCCTCAACAAAATGCCATTTCTGGCGACCTTGTTTGGTCCGGGCGGCTTCGGCGGTTTCCCAATGGCCGTAACGATAGTGTTCTTCGCAAACGTAGAGCCGGTCGCCGCGCTTGATCTTGATGTCTAGCTCGCCGGCATAATTGCCATAGACACTCCGACGCTCGAAAGAATGGTATGGGTCTGCATCAAACGGGCGAATGTTTTTTCGCACTATGTTGATACCTGGTGCAGGCTGAAACTTTAGCCCGCGCCGAGTTTGTGTCTTCGTCCCGGCAAGCAGGGCAAGGATCATTGGTCCGCTGAAAAGGATTGGTTTCCCGGCCATTGTCTCTATCCCTCACTGATTTGGGTGATAGGCTTGGCATTGCCAGCCATGTATTTCTGAGCCTGGACCATCAGCCGCAGGCCGCTGAAAATCTGTTTGGCGATCTCGGCTCGCACTTTCGCTTCGTGCGCCGTGATCGTGCCGCTGCGCAATTCGGCCAGGTCTTGCCGCAGGCCGGTGATGATGCCGGGTACGTCGAAGGCGCTACCGATGTCTGAATTGTCCATTGTGGATTTCCCATTGCAAAAGGCTGATCATGGCGTCCAGTTGCCGGAGGACGTGGAAATTGCGGCGGTTGAAAACCGGCCCGGAGATTTTGTTGCCCCAGCGTGAGGCGCAGGATTTGCAGATCGGTGGCCGCTCTGGCGGACCAACCCGTGACACATATTCGTAGGGTCTCGGCTGCGGCACGTCCTTTTCGCAAATCAAACAGGTGAAGAGCGGCGGATCGGCATTCATAGCCCGGAGCCTTTCAGCTTGTCGGCGGCCAGTTCGCCAGCCGTGGTCAGGGTCAATGGGTTTCGGTTGCCCCGCTCCAGCACCAGCCCATGGTTGATCAAGGCCTTGATGGTGGCGGCGGTAATGGAGAGGTTGCCCACTCGCCAGCCGCCCCGCTCGCGACCGTTGAAGCGATAGAAGCGGATGGCCAGCAGGGCTTCCCGCTGGGCTGGCGTCAGGGTCGCATTCGGATCGGTCACGGCGGGGTTGCTGGCGAGTGGGGTCATGGTGTTAGGCCGTCACTTCCGGCTTGCCTTCATAGGCAGGCAGGGATGTCTCTTGTTCCGCGCTGTCCAGATCGGCGCGCACCTGGTCGGTGATATGGATGTCCGGCCGGTAAAGGTGGAAGCTCCAGATAACTGACCCGTTCTTGACGCGGTAGCGCAGGCGCACGGGAATGCGGGCCTTGGTGCCCATGAAGAACGGCGCGATGGAAAGGATGAACAGGCCAGGCACAGAAATCTTGGCGCCGGTTGCGTCCCGATGCACTTCCTCGAAAGTGATCTGGCCTTCACCGCTTTGCAGGGTGACGTTGTTCTTCACGCTGCTTTCGACATTGACCTGCAAACCGCGCGACAGAGTAACCAGCTCGTTCGGATAGGCGGTTTTCAGGCTGAATGTGTCCAGGTATTCGTCAATTTCCGCCTGCGTCGGTGCGGCCAGATCAGGGATATGATCTTCGATCCACTGCGCAAAATCCGTCTGGTTCATGGGTTGACCGTTTTGTGCGACCCATGCCTGCCATTCTTCCGACAACGGGAATGGATATTTGATCCGGTGCTTGCAATTGTCGGCTTCGCCGCCGCTTACCGCCTGATGGTAATCGATCACGGCGGTGATGCTGGGTTTCTGCCAGTCGGTTTCGGCGAAAATCACGCTGTCGCTGGTCTTGTGGCGATTGACCAGACCGATGAAGCTTTCCAGCGTTTTGACTTCGGCTGTGCCGAGTTTGGCGCGGGGCTTTTCACGGTATTCCTCCAGCAGCGGCTTGACGGAGATCGCCTTGCCGGCCTTGCGATCGATCAGAATGGGGATTTCCGAGGGTAATCCGTGGATGGCCGTGATCAACCCGACATGGTCAATCCTCGTTCCTGCATCGTCCGCCATTTCGCGGATGGCGTTGATATCGAGGGTCAGCGGTTGCAGGCTGCCGACGAGGGTGTCAATTTCTGTCATGGTCATGCTCCTTGGGGTTTAAAGGCTGTGAAACTTGGAAGGCGAAGAGGGGAAAGGGTCAGTTCTGGCGTGTGCTTTCGATGACGCGCGGGCCGCCGAACATGTCGCGCTGGCTGGGATGTTCGGTGGAAAGCGCACCTTCATCCGTTGCCCAGAAGACATCGCCCCGGCGCTGCACCTTCGGCGTCTTTGTCTTGATCTCGTTGCTGACGTTGACCATGTCGTTGTGCATTTCGAACTTCATGATCAGGCTGACTTCGCCCTTGAATTTCGTCTTCGGGCTTTCCTGCGAGAGATCGTGCAGAATGGTGATGACCTCTTTCAGTGTGCGTGACAGGTCAGTGTTCAACTCCCCCTGTTCGAGCACACCCAGCAACACGCTGGCTTCATTTATGACTTTCATCGGATTGGTCCTTTCGGGGTTGGGAAGGCGCTAGAATGCTCGGTGCTAGAACGGCACCTCGTCATCCATATCGTCGCGGAAGTCGCGCCCAGCAGGCGCAGCGCGGCTGCCGGTGTCGCGGCTTTGGCCGTAATCATCCGGGCTATCGGCGGCGGGCGGGCGGTTGGAAGAGTTGCTGCCCAGCATGGTCAGGGTGGCGTTGAAACCGTTCAGCACGATCTCGGTGCTGTAGCGGTCGTTGCCGCTCTGGTCCTGCCATTTGCGGGTTTGCAGCTTGCCCTCGATGTAGACGTGAGCGCCCTTTTTCAGGTACTGCTCGGCAACCTTGCAGAGACCTTCGGTGAAAATCACCACGCTGTGCCACTCGGTCTTTTCCTTGCGGTCACCGGATGTGTGGTCGCGCCAGGTCTCGGATGTGGCCACCCGCAGATTGGCAATCGGCTTGCCGTCCTGGGTGCGGCGAATTTCCGGATCGGCGCCGAGGTAGCCGATGAGAATGACTTTGTTGACGGAACCGGCCATTATGCACCTGCCGTTTCTGCGAACAGGTCACCGACCGCCTTCTTCTCAATGAACATTTTGCAGCGCTGATTGACGATTCCGTCTCGCGGGATGAGCATGTTCAAAATGCTGTCGGGATTGTTGCATTCCCGATAATTGAACAGCAGGTGGGCTTCCATGACCGGGCAGCCTTCGTCGTGGACGCAGCGAGAGCAATGCTCTTCGACGTAGCCCATCCCCTCCGATGCGTTGGAAAAATAGGCCATCACGCATCTGCCGATTCTGATGGATTGGTGGCTTTTTCGCCAATTCCCATCGATAGCTTACCGTGTGCGGCAAGGTCGGAAACGCGCGCTACAAGCTCGCAAATCTGATCGGGCCAAACCCACCAGACAGGGAAAGTTCCCTCCGCATCGGCGCGGTGTAAATCAGCGCCGCAGCGCATACGGCGACCGATGCTATCAAAGCACATCGCTGTGAAATGATTGCCGCGCCAGCCTTTCCCTTCGCCATGCTCGGTATTCCTGTATTCAGGATGGCAGGTTAGCCAGGAAGATGCTTTGTTCACCCACTGCTGAAAGCTGGTAAATTGCTGGCCTTCGAAGGGTGGCGCTATGCGTTGATTATCCATCACGCACCGCCTTCCAAGGCATTCAGCACTTCGTCCAGCGATGTGCAGATTGCGTTCGCCATCAGTGCCATCAGTTCCGGCTCTTCGCCATCGCGGGTCCAGATGATCAGGCGCTTGCCGCGACCGGCGAACCATCCGGCTTCCAGATGTGCCGAACGTCCGCAGGGTAGGAGCAGGATGCAGGTATCTGCCCACTCCATGCCTCGGAAGTCATTCATGTAGCCGAGTGCAGCCGTAGGATGGGTGGTCAGTAGGTCGCGGTATTTCTTCGCATCCCATGCCTGCCAGTCAGGATCGATTTCGGACCACGCGAAGCCCTTGACGCCGTTTGGCGGGTTTCGAAAATCGTAGACAAAGTGACCTGCGTTGCGCAGCGTCTGGACGGCTAGCGGCTGCGACGTATTCCGCCAGCTGGATGCAAGGTAGATTCTGGACATAAAAAACTCCTCCAGTTCACCGGCCCTTGGCCGGCTTGGAAATATGGGCGAGGTGGGCCAGTCGGCAGGCGTCTATGCGGTCCTGGCCGATCAGGCGGATGGCGAGTTTGATGAAGGCCTCTTCGGCCTTGGCTGGACCCCATGGGGTGATCGCGCCCTTCAGCTTCGGCTGGGGGTATTTGCCGATGGGGTAAAGCTCCTGGCCGCGCAGAAACAGCGCGCGCGCCTCGGCACCCAGCATCATCAGGTCCATGTCGTGGACCAGCTTGCGGTGATTGTTGCGCCATGCGGCAGGCGCGGGCAGGCCAAGCGCGGTATAGATCACCGTGTCCCATCCGGTTTTCAGGGTCTGCATGGCGCGGCGGAAGGCGACGGCATAGGCAGGGTCCGCCGTCTGCTGGGTGATGATTGCGGCCAGCGCGTCTTGCGCCGGGCGGGTCCAATCCCCCACAACGAATTCATGGCCATCGTGAAGCAAAAATAGCGCGGCCACGATGGGATCGACGCGCTCGTGCAGCAGCGCCTCGGTGCCCATAACGCTGTGCTGGGCAACGCTAAACCCGCCCGCTTCCGGCACGCCATTGTAACGGTTGATGCGCGATAGGCCTGCGGCCATCTTATAGATGCAGACCTCTCCGACATCAGGCGCAACCATATCCAGCAGCGAACCATCGGCGCGGAAAGACGAAACCGGGGCGCGGGCGAGGCGGGTCATGAGCGATTGTCCAGCGCAACGTTGATGCGCGCCTGGAGAAATTGCGGCCAAGCCGGGTAGCCAACGGCAGGCGTCCCGCCGAAATGGTATTGCCAGATGAATTCTGCCCGGTCGTGCGCAGGCAGATTGGCGGCAAAGGAAAGGGCGGCCTCGGCGCTGACACGGCGGACGCGGTCGTCCACATGAGCCCTACGCAACGTGCTGTTTGAATTCCACAAATACAGTATCCATCCGAAACAGCAGATCACCAGGAGGATCAGGCCGTAAACCTGCATCAAGACGTCAGGCGTCATCGCGCAACCTCCAGCGTCAGCAGTCGCAGTTGATTGCGCAGCGTGAAGGGCAGATCGCACAGCTCTTTGATCGGCGTGTTGGTGTCGATCATCGTGCAGGGGTCGATTTCCCTGAATGTGCGGACAAGGGCCATTTTCAGGGTGTAGTTCTCGCGGATCAGGGCGTCTTGCTCTTGCGGTGTCATGGCCGCCTCACACGCTGCAAGCGATCATGAAGCCGATAGCGCAAGCACAGGGCAGCATGAAAGCGATCTGGTGGCGGGCGATGAAAGCGCCGATGCGGCGCAGGTCAAAGCGGGTGGCGGGCGAAGGGACGCAAAAAGGCACCATCACCAATTGCAGTGATTTGAAAGACATGATCTGTTCCCCGTTGAAGGTCCGGGTGCCCGCCGCCCGGTGGATCTGTAGGGCAATGGCGGCGGGCCTCGGGGTAGCCACCGTGTGGTTGCGGTGGATGAAACGGAATATGATGCGGAATGAATTCCGTGTCAACGGGGAGTGCGGAAGGAATTCCGTTTTTTGTTGGGAGAGGGTATTCCGTGCCAATTTACAGAGTCGGTTTCGTCTCGACAAAAACCGGTAAGCACAACAGCAGAAATGTGAAGGCCTTTGACGAGGCGGACGCCTGTGAGACGTGCAAGGGTGAGGCTGTTGACGGGAGTGTGGTGGCGCAATTGCTTCCGCCAGAGCCTGCGACCGAGGCGCAGATCGCCTATCTAAAAGGTTTAGGCGTTGATGCGCCGCGCGGGTTGTCAAGGGATGAGGCCATCGATCTCACTGATGCCACGTTGAGGAAGCAGCTTGCGATCAATAAGACGGATATGAATGTTGCCGCGCTTTTCCGCGTTGAAGTGACGCGCTATGCATCGAAGCCGATGGTGTACCAGCGCATTTTTAACCACCTGCTTCACCGAGAGGCGTGGATGGATATGACCATCTGGTTCGTGTGGAGGGTTTCTCGCCACATGCTTTACCATGGCGTACCGGGTGGTGGCTTTGCGCCTGACGATCCAAAACTGAAGAGTGTCGCTCAGGACTTGATGGCTGACCCGGAATGGCTTCCTGTCCTAAGGCGCGTTTGTCGGAATTCAGTCTGTGGATTTCGGTGGTTTGGGGTCTACAAAGGGCATCAAGGCGAAAGTATGAGAACCCGCGCCTTCCAAAAGGTTCGGGCTGCTCTTTCCGTGATTGGCCATGCTCCGGTCAGGCCTGAGCCTGTAAGTGCTGAAATAGAATTGTCTGTCCAGCGTCATGTGGCAGAGGTTTTGCAAAGCCAAGCCCGGCTTTCCAGTCAGGCAGCCCAAAGCCCGCAAAATAAGGGCATAATTAGCCATCCACCTGCGAAGAGCCTACCAGTTTGGTGGTTTCTGGCCATTGGCTCCGGCATTTTGATTTTGCTGAAAGTGATAAGCACATCACCGCATTAAGACGAAAGCAATTCGTTGACGCTCAAGACGCGATGGATGCTGACAACGAATTCCCTTGGGAGGCTCACCTCCGATTTGGCAGGATTGTGCTTGCCGATGACGACATGGTTCTCTGTCTTTCGCAGGAAAACTCCGAGCGATGCCTCGACATCGATGTGGTCGCTGGTTTTGCTTTGGACGACGACGACATCGCCTGCTCTGGCTGGGCGGTGAGGGTTGAGATAAATCAGGTCACCCGGGAAAAACTGCGGCTCCATCGATGACCCTTCGACGTACAGGGCATAGATATCGCGCGCGCCCATCAAAGCTGGCGGACGGCGGACATAGTCGACGACACCTGGTTCAAGCTTGAACGCGCCCCTGACGAGAGACCCTGCGGCGGTCCCCATGACTGGAACGTCCATTGCCATTGTTTGAGGCGCAGAGGTCGTGGCCTGGACGCTGGAGACTTCCGGCTGCGCAGCGTCCTGTTCCTTTACCGCCTGCACTTCATCGCCGGCTTTGCCGTGCATGATGAACTGCTCGGTGACATCAAAGAATTTCGCCAAGGCGGCGATTGTCCGCATGCTCGGCACCTGATCGGGCTTTCTGAGGAGCTTCGGCAGCGTCTCCTTGTCCAGGCCAATCTCCTTCGACACCCACTGCGGGCCTTTCCCGGTGGATTGGATGAGTTTCGATATGCGCTGCTGAATGCTTTCGGTCATGAGCGGAATACTATCCGCGTTTTGTTTTTCGGTAAGACGGAAAGAATTCCGTTGACGATGCGGAAAACGTTCCGTATCCTTCGTGACCATGATGACATTGCGCGAAAAGCTCATTCTGATTTCCGATACCTATGCTGCGTCTCGCGGCGTTGGTCGCCAGCGCATTTCGACGTTGGTGCTAAATCGAGGCTCGACCCTTGACGCTATTGCGGATGGCCGGGCCGATGTGACGACCGGAACATTTGAGCGTGCCATGCAGTGGTTTTCTGACCGTTGGCCCGCTGATCTGGTTTGGCCAGATGGCGTTACCCGTCCAGATCAAGCTCTTGTCCCGGAGGTCGCCGAATGAAGCGCCCCGCTTTCCGTTCCTCCCGCGTCGGGTCTGGTCGTTTCCCGGCGCAATCTTGCCGCCGGATTGGGGTTCCCCGGTCGTTGTGCGGCTCTCCTGCCGGGGCTGGGGGTTCCTGGTTTCGGCAGGAGGTTTTGTCTGGGTCATATCGGCCTCGCAAATGAGTAAGTTCTAAAGTTAAGCCCCTGTTTCTGTTGCGGTTTTATCCGCCTGCGCGGGGCAGTTCACGAAAACAAATCGGCAAAAAATATCCTTGACTTCTGAGGAGGGAAACGTGCGCGCAATTAACAAAGATCAGGCCGCCGCCTTGAAGGGCGCCACCCGCCGCGCAGTCCAGATGGCGGGCACGGCGGAATGCTTTCAGCACACCACGCGCGTCGGCAAGGCGCCGCTGTCCAACTATGCCAGCACCTCCGAGGACAATGCGGAAAAGTTCATGCCGCTAGATATCGTGCTGGAAGCCGATCTTGAGGCCGGTTCACCGGTGATTACCGAGCAGCTGGCCCGGTTGCAGGGGTATCGCCTGGTCAAGGACGAGCCGGAAGCTGTTCCTGCCGGGCTTGGTTTTATTGATCTGCTGACCATGGACAGCTTTGCCGCCGCGCTCAAGACCGCCGTCGTCGAGGCTTTGGACGATGGACATATTTCCACGGGTGAGGCCCGCGATATCGGCCGCGAAGGTGAGCGGGTCATCAAAAAAGTGCGTGAAATCATGTCCAAGGCGGGGGCAAGCGTATGACCCCGGTTGAACAGAAGCTTCACGACGCCCGTCGTCGCCATGACCACGAAATCAACGTGGCTGCCTTTGCGCCCAACCCGCCGATGGATCGGCGCACCTGCCGGAAGTGTAGATCGACGCTGACAATGGCCGAGGTGATCGAAAAACACTGCATTCGCTGCGCGGAAATTGTCGCGGAAGTGCGGAGGGATCTGCTGTGATGGTCGAGGCGGAAGCGGTTCTTGATCAGCCTGCATCGGTGACGTTTGACGCCGGATCTGGTGTCGTCTCCGGCGATGGCTGGAGCGTGCGGCTTGTGCGCCGCGAAGCGCAGATTTTCGAAGCGCTCTGGGATGCCAAGGGGCGCACTGTTTCGCCCAGCATGCTGGTCCAGTTGGTTTATGACATCGATGACGAGCCGGAAAATGCCGATGGTGCCATCCATGCTCATGTCTCAAAGCTGCGGGCGCGGTTGTCCGATCATGGGATCGAGATTCTGTCGCGGCGTTTCCAGGGCTATTGGATCGAGGTGTCACGGGGTGGCCGCGAAAAGATCGCCCCTATTGCGTTGCCTGAGCATAGCGGGTTTCAGCGCTCGTTGGGCGTGACCGTTTACGACAAATTGGTGATTTCTGCCCTGCATGCCAAGGCCGAGCAGCATGATTGCCTGCCGCAGCATGTGGCGCTGGCGCTGCTGAAGGCAGTCGTCGCCGCCGATCTGATTGACGCCGTTTTCGACGGCGACCCGCCGCAAGCCTTCGTGCGCGTGCCTGCCGTTGTGGCCGGACAGCCTGCCAAAGCGGCGCAACGCCCGCCCTTGAGGTTGGGGGCCGCGCAACGCCTCTTCCTGGAGTGGTTTGCAAGCCAGCCGCCCGGGCCGGTGGAACTCTCAACCAACCAGATCGCCGAAACGCTCAGTGCCGAACGCTGGCGTGCGCACAAAATCCTCCAATCGCTGACGCGGCGCGGGTTTCTTGAGGTTGCACAGCAAGGCAAGCGCGGCGGTCAGCCGACATTCTATCAGCTGGTGCGGGGTGACGTGGCATGATCACCTTTCTCGATGGGCGCGTGACCTTGTATCCCGGCGATTGCCTGGAGGTGCTTCGCACCATTACTTCCGACAGCATCGATTGCGTTGTGACGTCGCCGCCCTATTGGGGTTTGCGGGATTATGGCGTTGAAGGCCAAATCGGTCTTGAGCCGACATTAGCCGAACATCTTGCCGTGATGGTCGGGGTTTTTGATGAAGTGCGACGGGTTCTGAAGCCAACTGGAACCTGCTGGATCAATTACGGCGATTGTTATGCCGCAGCGCCAAATGGTCGGAGCGCAGCGGATACCAAGACCGCCGGCAATGATGACCGTACGTTCCGCGATAAGCCATTCTCGACGGTTGGCGGCGGTATCAAGGCAAAAGACCTGTGCATGATTCCCAACCGCCTCGCGATTGCGTTGCAGGATGCCGGGTGGTGGGTTCGGTCTGAAATCATCTGGGGCAAGACAAACCCTATGCCCGATAGTTCCGGTGCTTATCGTCCATCCACGGCGCATGAAAAGATCTTCATGCTGACGAAAACGGCGGACGGTGACGTCTGGCGAGCACGCGACACAGGGGAAGTCTCATTTTTCCCAGACTTGTCGGAGCGTTGCGGCTTGGTGACGGACCCGAAGCGGGATGGCGCCCGATGGTTACGCATAGGGTCTTTTTATGATGCCGAAGTCGTCAAACAAGGCGGCGCTCCGGGTTTAACCGGTAATGAACATAACCGCCACAGCCTTGGACAGGCGATCCCGGAGAACCAGCGCCGAGCTCCCAGCAAAATCAAGATGCCAGATGGATGGGAATCTGGCGAGGGTGCCCATGGCTCTCGCCATCGTCGTGGTCGCGAATCAGGAAAGATCCTGGAGGTAACGCCGCGTCACCAAGGACAAATCAACCACACCGGTCTCGATGAGCTGGGACGGGGTAATGGTCGGTATCTTCGCAATTATGAGCCAGCGCCGCTGACCGTTTGGGAGATGGCAACGCAGGCTTTCTCTGAGGCGCATTTTGCAACCTTCCCAACTGAGCTGGCCGAACGTTGCATTTTGGCAGGCTGCCCAAAGGGTGGTCTCGTCCTCGACCCATTCGGCGGCGCTGGCACGACGGCGCTGGTCGCTCTCAGACATGGCAGAAACGCGGCGCTGATCGAGCTGAATGCAGAATACGCAGAAATTGCAAAATCTCGGATTGAAGATGAATGGCGGGTCCAGCGAAAGCGGAAAGACCCGATTGGTGTTCTCCCTCTCTTTGTGGAGGCAGCCCAGTGAGCAGCGCCAGCGTCAAGCCATCTGCCGCGCCCGGCCTCTACGTCGTCACCAACAAACCGCAGGCGGCAGCCATCGATCTCTTTCATTGCGATCTGGAGCTGGTGCCTGCATGGGCGCGGATCGTCAGTGATGTCTCGGGGATCCCGGCGATCCCGACCGACGCCAAGGTGATCAACCAATGGTACGGCTACGGCGATCTGTTTGAACAGATCTGGCGCGAAGAGCGCCAGCGGCGGAAATTCGACATGGATTATGCCGCCCATGTGGCCACGCTTCAGGCCTGGCATGACAAGCGGTGGGCCGTCGATGCGCCCGCCACACCAGCGGAGCCTTCACCCGCACCCTCCGCGCCGGTTTCCTCTCCCTTGGCGGCCAGTCACCCGGACCAGGCCGCCGCGTCTTCCCTTCCCAGAAAATCGAGGTGGTCATGATCGCACTGGATCTCTTCGGGCCTTGTTCTTTGTCCCCGGTAAAATTCGCAAGCCTTTCCCCCGCAGATCAGACGCTTTGCGTCCGCCTGATGTTTGAAAAAATGTCGGAAATGGCCGGTGCCACGGGCTTGAAAGGTGATGGCATGCAGCGGATCGGCGCGGCGCGCCATCAGGTCAATATGCCAGACCAGAGGGAACGCAACCGCTGCGAACGAAGCGATGATGACGATCTCTCTGCGCCCGCCTCGAAAATCCTGCGGCTGTTTTGTGCCGAAGATGGGCCGATCAGCATGCCGCACGCTGAAATGGAGCGTCGGGCGGATCTGACCAAAGGTTCGGTGCGCTGGATATTGGAAAGCCTGAAGGAACGCGGACTGATCGTCTGCCTTCGCGCCGGCAAAGGCCCGCGTCAAAGCACCTGGGCCGTCACCGACGCCGGTCGTCTTGCCATTGCGGCCATTGCGCCGGAGACGGCCGATGCGTGAGGACCGGAAAATCACCCTGATCATCGCCCCCAACCGGGATGGGGCGGCAAAGACCTGCGATGCCTGGCAGGTGCCGCGTGGCCGCCTTGGCGATGGCCGCGCGCTGCGCGTCATCACCTGCCCGGAAGGCCTTCGCGGCTGGCACGAAGGCACGGCCTGTCTGATCGATTTCAATCTGTTTGGCCGGGAAGACGTGCGGCTGAAAGACCTGGCGCAAAGCCTGCTGGCCAGCGGCCGGTTGCGGAGAATCGGCTTCAAGGAATTGCGCGAATTGCGTGGGGAGATGATTTGATGAGCGCATTTCAGCCAACGCTATTCGGTGGCGCTGCCAAGCTCGCTTATGACGATGCTGTCGAGATGACGCTTCAATCCATGCAAGCTTATGGCAAGGATCATGACCACTGGGTTTTTGCATTCTCCGGCGGAAAAGATAGTACCGCAACACTGACCGTCGTCATCCATCTGGTCGATGCTGGCCTTTTGCCCATGCCGAAGACGATCAGTGTCCTTTATGCCGATACGAGAATGGAGCTGACGCCGCTGTCAATCGCGGCGGCCAGCTTGCTCGATAGACTGCGGGCGCGCGGCATTCATTGCGAGACGGTCTATGCGCCCATGGACCAACGGTTTCTCGTCTATATGCTCGGTCGCGGCGTCCCGCCTCCAAACAATAACACCTTCCGCTGGTGTACGCGGCAGATCAAGGTCGAGCCGATGACTGCGGCCTTGGAGCGGCGCATCAATGAGCTTGACGGCTCCATTCTGATGATTACCGGCGTGCGCCAAGGCGAAAGTGCCATACGAGATGGTCGCATTGCCATGTCCTGCGGCAAGGATGGTGCTGAGTGCGGGCAGGGCTGGTACCAGCAAGTGGTGCCGGAAGCGAAAGGCATCAAAGGCCGGATCGCCACCCTCGCACCCATTCTCCACTGGCGGGTCTGCAACGTCTTTGACTGGCTGAAGATCTATGCCCGCATGGAGGCTTACGGCGCTTGGGACACCGTGGCAGTCGTCGATGCCTATGGAGGTGATGAGGCGCAAGAGATCAACGCTCGAACCGGCTGCATTGGTTGCCCGCTTGCCACCAAGGATCTGGGCTTGATGACCGTGATCCGCGTTCCATACTGGTCATACATCGAACCCTTGATGGGCCTGAAGCCGATCTATCGCGAGCTTCGTGAGCCTCGCAACCGGCTGAAAAAAACCGGCATAGACAGCAACGGTGACGTTGCCACCGCCAAAAACAAGCAACGCATGGGGCCTCTGACCTTCGAAGCCCGCTTGAATGCGCTCGACCGCATTCTGTCGATCCAATCCCAGATCAATGTCGAAGCTCTGCGTCTTGGCCGGCCCTTTGTCGACATTCTCAACGCCGAGGAAGAGGCGAGGATCAGGGAGCTGATTGCTCTGAAGACGTGGCCGAACGGTTGGGATGGTGATGAGCCGATAGCCGACACGCCCATGGATACCGTCTTCGCGGACGGATCTGTCCAACCGTTGTTTCTGTGAGGGCTGCCGAATGAATATCCTCGTCAATCAAAAATTGCCGCCATTTGCCCTCGATAACCGTATGACGGTGGTTCTCTTCGCGGGCATGGGCGGTGGTTGCGACGGTCTGGAGCAGGCAGGCTTCCATGTCCATCTCGCCATCAACCACGATCCTATTGCTGTTGCGGTCCATAAGGCTCGGCATCCACACACTCGCCATGAGCGTTGCGATGTGTTCGAGGTTTGCCCCAAGAAAGCGACGAATGGTCGCGGTGTTCGGGTGTTACATGCATCGCCGGATTGCACGCATTTCTCTGTTGCCAAGGGTGGAAAGCCCGTTTCAAAGCGCCGCCGGTCTCTGGCATGGGTTATTTGCCGCTGGGCCGGGCAGGTGAGGCCTGAGACGATCACGCTCGAAAATGTACCTGAAATCCAAACATGGGGGCCGCTGATCGCCAAGCGCTGCCCGCATACCGGGCGTGTCATGCGGTTGGATGGCTCTGTTGCCGCCAAGGGCGAGCGCGTGCCGGTGCAGGAACAATGGCTGATCCCAGACCCAAAGCACAAGGGCCGGATATGGACGGCTTGGCGGAAGCATATGGCCGGGCTGGACTACAATTTCGAGGGCAAGGTGCTGGTCTGCGCTGACTACGGCATCGCTACCATTCGGAAACGGTTCTTCGGTATCTTGCAGGCCGACGGCGGCAAGATCGTCTGGCCGGAACGAACCCACGCGCCACGCAAGATCGCCAAAAGCCTTGGCCTAAAGCCATGGGTTGGCGCGCATACCATTATCGATTTTTCGATACCGGTGAAGTCCATCTTCGGGCGCAAGAAGGATCTAGCCCCGGCCACGTTGCGACGTACTGCCCGTGGCGTAATGCGGTATGTCATTGAGGCGGCAAAGCCGTTCATCGTGCCGATAACGCATAGCGGCGCGGACCGGGTGCATTCTCTCGACGAACCGCTGCGCACACTGACGACGGCACATCGTGGCGAGCTTTCGGTGGTGGTTCCACATGTCGCTGTCATGCGCAACAGCGGCAAGCCGTATAGCGGCGCAGACGAACCTTTGCAGACATTGACGGCGGGTGGTGCGAACCCGGCACTCATTTCTGCTTTCCTGGCTCAGCATAATAGCGATCCGCGCGCCAATGGATCAGATGTTGCACGGAAAGGCCGGTGTGTTGAAGAGCCTATCGCGGCGCTCACGACATCGCCGCAGATCGGAGTATCGGCAGTCTTCCTTGCCCAGCATAATGATGGACCAAAGGCAGGGATCAGCGCTCGGGATGTTTTGGACCCAGTTTCAGCCTTGACTACCACCGGTTCCCAGCAAGGTGTTGTCGCCGCCTCGATGCTGAATCTGCGTGGAAGCGACAAGGCCGGGCGCGATATGCGCGAGCCGGTTTCGACGCTTTGCGCGAATGGTAATCATGCCGGTTTGATCCTTGGCTTCTTGCAGCATTATTATGGCACGGGTGGGCAGGATCAGTCCCTCGCCGATCCGCTTGGTGCGCTTACATCCAAGGCGCGTCATGGGCTGGTAACAGTGAAGGTTGGTCGGGAGACCTTCGTCATCACCGATATCGGCATGCGGATGCTGGAGCCGGAAGAGGGCGCCGCCGCTCATGGCTTTGCCAAGGGGAGCCTGCCCGATACCATCGTTCTCGATGGCAAGACCGTGAAGCTGACCAAAACGCAGAAATACCACCTGGTCGGCAACAGCGTGCCGCCGCACATGGTGCGCCTCCTGGCGGAATGCAACGTTCGCCGTGAATTGGTGCTGGAGGCTGCCGAATGACCAGCGAGATCATCAAGGACTTTATCGAACGCGCAAGGACCATCACAGTTTCTCAAGTCGCAGATCGGTTGGAGATCCCGGCGCCAAAGCGTGGTGAATATCAAGGTCCTTGCCGCCACTGCGGCGGCGAGGATCGGTTTTCCATCAATCGCGAAAAGAATGTGTATCTCTGCCGCAAATGCGGGGGCGGTCGCGATGGCATCGGGCTGCTGGCATACTGGCACAGTTATAATCTGCGCAATCGTGCCGAGTTTCTTCTCGCCTGTTCGGAGGTGTTGGGCGAGCCAATCCCCGTAGGAGGAGAAAAAGAGACTGATGATGAGCGGAAAGCACGTGAAAAGCGGGCTGCTGAGTTTCGTGCAAAGGCAGAGAAAGTCAATGCGGACCGGGACGCCAAAGCCGATCAGCAGCGCCAGAAGGCCATCAACCTCGGGCGCAACCTCTGGCTCAATGCCCTGGATTGCCTTTCCGCTGGCCAGCATGAGGCGGAAGGCTATGTGCTGATCCGCCGTTACCTGCGGTTTCGCACCGGCTTCTGGCCGCATGATGGCGTGTTCGAGCATATCCGCTTCCTGCCCCGCGCCACCTATTATGGTGTCGACGAATGGAAGCGGCCGATGTCGATCTATGTCGGTCCGGCGCTGTCCATCCCCTTCGTCAATCTGGACTTCCGGATCACCGGCAGCCAGCAGATCTGGATCGATCTCGCCATCAAGCCGAAATTCCGCCCGGTGTTGCTCGATGCGGAGGGCAAGCCGCTGTCATCGAAGAAAATGCACGGCGTCAAGAAAGGCTCGATCCTGCCGGTGTTCGGCAATCCGGAGGCCAGGCGCTGGGTAGTCGGCGAGGGGATTGAAAACCCCGCCGCCTGGGCCGGGCCGGAAGGCTGGCGCGAAGACACGTTCTATCTCGCCGCCGGCGACATCGGCAATCTCGCCGGTCCACGCGACCCGGCCTCGGATTTCAAGCACCCGACCCTGACAACGGTCGACAAGATCGGCCGGGCGCGTCGTGTCAATGTGCAGGGTCCGGCGCCAAAGCCGGACCAGGCGCCTGACGATGCCATGCAGGTTCCCGCCCATGTGACCGAACTGCTGGTGCTGGCCGATGGCGATAGCGAACCGGTACAAACCGCCGCCTGCCTCGCCCGCATGGCCGCCCGCCTGGAGCGACCGGGGCTGGATATCCAGATCGTCTATCCGCCCGCCACCATGGATTTTTCAGAAGCCTTTGCCGCCGTGCGAGGGGAGGAATGATGATGAAGAACAATGGTATGTGGCTTTTCTTCGTGGCCTACTATGCAGGTTTAATTTCCTCAAACGTCAAGGCTTCCGCTTTTGGGCTTTTGCCGGGGCTGGTGATCTTTTTGGTTATTGCCCTTGGCGCTTGGCATGTCTTTCGCCATTTTCTTAACCGTGACTGGACCCGCAAGCCATGACAGAGCCGAAAAAACCGGATCTGCCGGAGGCCGTCCGCAAGATTCTGGAAGAAGCTGCGGCGCAGCGGCAGGCCTATGCCGGTCGCCCGGACCCTTTGCCTATTGATGAGCCGGAACCGGACGAAGAAGTCCTTGAGCTGTCCGGGCCGGAGATCCTCGAAGAATGCGCGGCTCTGCCCGAAACCGACATCGGCAATGCCAACCGGCTGCTGACCCGATATGGGCGGTATTTGCGCCATGTGACGCATGTCGGCTGGCATGGGTTCGACGGTCAACGCTGGATGGAAGATGCATCCGGCGCCGTGGTGCGCCGTTTTGCCCATCGCACTGCCGAGCTGATCGATGATGAGGCGATCCTGTTGGATTGCTCAACCAAGGAACAGGCGGCTATCGAGGCCGGGCGCGATGCCGCGAAAAAGTTGCAGGATATGGGCCGCCCGCCAACCGTGCGCGAGGCCGTCGACGATGATCGATTGGCGGAATTGAACGGCTTGATCGCCGATATGAAGGAAGCCGAACGGGAAAAGGTGATGATGGGCAACCCGAAAGCCGAATGGCCAGAGGAAGCCCATGTGCAGCATCAGAAAATCAAGGATCGGATCAAAACCGGTCAGCAGGCCGAGCGGGCGCGGCGCAAGATGGTGGATGCCACATCCTCCTGGACGCCAGAGCAATATGCCGAGTATGCCGAACTGGAAAAGATGGTCGACGCCATGGACGAGGTGGAAGAGGGGCGGCGTGGCCGCATGTCTTCCCGCCACAGCCACGCCAAGAGCGCGGCCGGGACATCCAAGATCGACAATATGCTGAAAGAGGCGGTGCCTTACTGCTCGCTGGATGTGAAGGATCTGAATACCGATCTCTACGCCATGAATTGCCAGAGCGGGACGCTGCGGTTCTATTGCCGGGTGGTGGAAGGCGTGCGGCGCTGGAAAATCCGGATGGACAAACATCGGCCGGAAGACCTGATCTCCAAGATGGCAGAGGTGGATTTCACGCCGGACGAGGATTGCCCGACATTTCGCAATTTTCTGAAACAGGTCATGCCGAATGTCGAGTATCGCAACTTTCTGCAACGCTATCTCGGCTATTGCCTGTTGGGAATGACCGGCGAGCAGTGCTTGCTGTTCTTCTATGGCGCTGGCCGCAACGGTAAATCGACCTTCGTGGATCTGATGGTGGATATTCTGGCTGATTATGCCGCGTCCATGTCGATCGATAGTTTCGCCGGCGAAAAGCGCCGCTCTGGCGCCGAGGCCACGCCCGATCTGGCTCGTCTGCCCGGCGTGCGCCTGGTGGCGGCCTCGGAGCCGGAAATGGGCGTGCAGCTCAAGGACGCGCTGATCAAATCCCTGACCGGTGGCGAACCACTCCCGGTGCGAAAGCTCAACCAGGACTTCTTCGAACTGATCCCGCAATTCAAAATCATCCTGTCCGGCAACCATAAGCCGATCATCAAGGACGATTCGGACGGCATATGGCGGCGCGTAAAGCTGGTGCCGTGGGAGATCCAGATCCCGGAAGAAGACGTAGACCGCGACCTGCCGCGCAAATTGCGCGAGGAACGCAACGGCATATTCGCCTGGATGGTGTCGGGGGCGATTGCCTATCTGGAGACAGGGCTTCAAGAGCCAGAGGGCATTAAGGACGCGACACGCGAGTATCGCGAGGAAAGCGACCCTATCGGCGCGTTCTTGCGCCATGCCTGCCATATTACAGGCGCCGACGCCGATCAGGAAACACCGCTCGACCTATACAATGCCTATCAGCGCTATGCGAAGCGCGAGGGGCTGTCTGAATTTCATCAGCCCACATTCACCCGCCGATTGCCGGATCAAACCCGCAAGAGTTGGAAGGGGCCAGATGGCGGCATGCATCAGTTCCGCCGTGGACGGTCGAATGGCACGGTCTACTACGGCATTCGCGTGAGGGATGAATTTAGGCCGGAAGCGCCTGGCGGCCATTATCCAGACCACGAACCCATGCCGGAGGGCTTCTGATGCCGTTGCGCGCCCGGACCCTTCGGTGGTACAAGGTGGACAGCGCGGCGTCTACCTGCCTTTTGCACCCTTCCGAGGGTCCGGGGTGGACAGCTAGGACAGATAAACCATTCTTACGGACAGATAGGTTTTTTTCTTCGGACAGGAAGAGCGCAACGTTTTCAAAATGTTATGAACGATGGACAGCTAGGACAGGTAATTACCGTCCTTTCGTGATGCGCGCTCGCGCGCATTTTTTCAGAACCGGATTGCCATGGATGATGCGTGTCATGAGAAATTGATGATGCGGTTTGTATTGCGCGCATCATTAAAGGTCGCAACTTATCTGTCCTAGCTGTCCATCTATTGTTTTTATTAGATTTTATCTGTCCATTTGTCGATTTTATCTGTCCGTTTTTTACCAGTTATCTGTCCTTGCTGTCCAAACTTTGCAAATAAGAGGTGAGAGAATGAAAAAAATTACGATTGAAGCCTTTCTGAATTGGGCTTTCACGAAAGAACTCTGCAAAGTCGGGTCTGGATCAAATGTCGGTCTGGCCTCAATTCCATCGTCTTGGGGGATGATCGGCTCATACGCGGCCTTGGGCACGATGATTGACCGCAGCCCGAACGGGTACGGCGTGATCCCCGATTTCATTGAGGATGGCTTGCCGCACGCGGACGCAGTGCGGGCAGGGGACGCGGTGCGGCAATTGGCTACTGTTGCCCAGGATATTCCAGAAGGCTGGAACCTCTTTCCCGAATGGCCGGATGACCATGGTCTGGTTGCCGCCGAAGTTGAGCGCGTGAGAGCTGAGGTGATGATCAAGGGCGATAGGCTGGCTGGCAGTCATGTGGCCGCGCTGGTCACCACATGCGCCATTCTCAACCGTGGCCCCGATTGGCAGGCATCGAAACCGCGCGAAACAATGATTGCCGACAAGGATGGCACGCCACGCTGGTTTTGCCAGCGAACATCGAAGGATGCCTTTGGTCGATCCTATACCATCGAAACGGACGGCTATAACCGCCGCGCCCGCAAGCCGCACCGTGGCGCCTACCACAAATACCAGCTTGCATCGTCCATCCGGGGTGCGATCCTCGACCGGATGGAATGGCAGCAATGGCAAGCCGCCCTCGCCATCCTCGCCGCCGATCTGCAAACTGATTTGCTAGCCCATGAAATTCTGCCCTTCGAGCCGGATCTTGAGCCTTGGGCGAGCGAAGAAAAAATGCAGGAATGTGCATAGTTCATTGAAAATACACCGAAATAATCGCAATTGCGGTCAATGGACGTCGGCCAAAGTTTGACATAGGTTGAACACACTGAAAAAGGTAAGAAAAACCCGCTGGCGGAAACGCTCGGCGGGTTTCGCATTTCCAGCCGATGGAGGCGACCATGAACCCCGCCGCTGTAATGGCGGCTTTCAGTGAGAGGCGATGATGTCTGGTGCCGTTCTGGGATAGCAGCTGCTTGGAGAACCAAACATCTATAAGCGGCCCAGCGGTCGCCTCGATCACTCTGGAGTTTTTGCTATGGCTGATCTGACCATCCGTTGGGGCGATGTCTCCGGTATGAACCGGTTGGAAAACGCCATGAAAAAGTTGGATGGCCCGCAAAAGCGGATCGTCTTGCAGCGTGCGGTCAATCATACCGGTGACAAAGCCCTGACACAGGTCAGTCGCACACTGGCAAAGCAGACCGGACTGCCATACGGCGTCATCAAGAAGGCGTTGAAGGTTCGAAAGGCGACGGGAACGGGTATCAGCCGGGAAACTGGCGAGATCGTCTCGTTTACCGATGCCTCGTTCAACTACACGATCACATCTCGGGGCGGCGATATCGCCCTGAAATACTTCAAGGCTCGGGAAACCAAGGCTGGCGTGACCGCTGCCCCGTTCGGTAAGCGCACGCTGTTCGCCGGCACATTCATGAAGGGCGGGCGTTTCCCTGGTCGGGTGAATGCGCCTTCCCTTCACGGTCACGTCTTCCGCCGGGCGGGAAAAGGTCGCAACCCTATCGAGCTTCAAAACTCTGGTGTGGTCATTCCGTCCGAGATGGTCTCAGGTGCAAGCGCCAAGGTCTTCACCGAGACCGTCGAGACTAACCTGCCGACGCGCGTCATGCATGAGATCGGGTATCTGATCCCTGGTTTCTTTGAATAAAAAAATGACGTAAAGGCACAAAATGTTGCATTTTGCATCGATTTCCACCCCGAGAGCCGGGCGTGGCAACCCTGCCACACCCCCCCCTTGGTCTAGGGACCGTACCCCAGCCCGACAGGCCCACGAACAGATTTGTGCCCGGGTTTCGGGCAGTCTCAGAGGTTTGAATGTTGGGTTAACGGGGTTGACGGGGTTAACGGGGGTGGTTGACGGGGTTGACGGCTGAAAGGTGATGGTGATCGATGTCGGATGTGATGTGGTCAATCACCGAAATTGCGGCGCGGGACAGTGTTTCGAAGGCTGCGATTTCCAAGGCGGTCAAGAAGATGTTGGAAGCCCAGCCGGAAACGCCGGTTGATCGTGGTCCGCAGGGGCAGGTCATGCGGGTGTCTTTGGCGCACTATGACCATTACCGGTCGCGGCATATCAACCCGGCCAAGGCCTCGGCGCCCATTCGGGGCGTTGGGTCCGAAGACAGGCCCGGTAATGCTGGGCCGCTTTTGCCGCAAAGTGAAAGCTTTGATGAGGCGCGGCGCCAGAAAGAATGGCTGGCTGTTGGCCGCGAGAAGCTACGGCGGCAGGAAGAATGCGGGCAGCTGGTGCGCAAAGACAGCGTGGATGCTGCGGTGCGCGGCATCGGGGCCGAATTGCAGGCGATTATCCGGCGGTTACCGAATCTGGCGGACGATCTCGCTTTGGCCGTCTCGAAAGAGGGCGTGCATGGTGTGCGGGTCTTGTTGCGGGAAATCGCTTTTGAGATCGGCAACGAGATGGCGGACAAGCTGGAGGCGATTGCCAGCGAAGCGCCGGCCGGTGATGCCTTGATCGAGGAAGAGGAAGCGTGACAGTTCATCCTGGTGCGCTGCGTGGTGTTGCGTCCACGTTGGCGACAGCTATCAGGCCAACGCCGCCCGTGCCCTTTGATCGTTGGCTGACCCAGAATGTCGTTTTGGTGGACGGGCCGAAAAAGGGTGAGCTTTGGTCAGCGGCGGATGCGCCATACCTGGTCGAGATGGCGCAATGTCTGAGCCAGGAGCATCCTTGCAATCTGGTTTCGTGTCGTAAATCGCAACAGACCGGGGTCTCGATCCTGGCGCTGGCTTGGATGTTGTACATTGCCGAGACCTGCCCGGATAACGCGCTGTACGGCGTGCCGGGCATCGATGCTCTGCAAGACATCAACTCCGGCAAGCTTCAGCCGCTGATCGACGCCTGGCAGAAGCGGACGGGCAAAGAGACGATCTATCCCTCGACCAGCCGTTCCGGGGTTGGATCAACCACGTATGAGAAGAAATTCGCCGGCGGTGCGATCTATCTGGCCAATGCCAACACGGTCATGGATCTGTCGGCGAAGACGGCGCGGTTCGGCGTCAAGGACGAGGTGTCCAAATGGAACATGCTGCCGAATGGCGCTGATCCGGAAAACCTGTTCTTTGGTCGCTTCACGGCGTTTCGCAGGCAGAAGACCTATAAGATTTTTGAGCTGTCCACGCCGGAACTGGACAGTGGCGATGCGCTGGGCGAGGGGCCTGGCCATTGCCGTATCGACCGTTCGTTCCGGCGTTCGGACCAGCGATTCTGGCATATCAAATGCCCGGAATGCGGTGTTGAGCAGGTCCAGGACGATCAGAACTTTCTGATCAACCGGGGCCAGCCGCATAAATCTGTGATGCGTTGCGTGAAATGCGGGCATCATATTTCGGAAATGGAGCGGGTATCTGCGGTGCGGGAAGGGCGGTATATTCCGTCTCTCTCCGGGCCGGATCGTCATCCTGGCTTTCATGTCGACGCCTTCATGTCGTTGATGATGTCCTACGAGGCGATTGCCGAGGACAAGATCAGCTACGAGGCAAAGGGTGAGGCCGGCGCGAAGGACTACCATAATCTGATCCTGGCCAAGCCATATCAGATGAAGGGCAACGCACCGGACCACAAGCGGCTGATGGAGCGGCGGGAAGACTACAAGCCCGGCGTCATCCCATCTGGCGGACTGCTGTTTGTGGCCGGTGCAGACGTCCAGGGCTACGGCATCTACTGCGAAGGCGTTGCCTTCGGAGAGGATCGGCAGAGCTGGAACGTCTTCGCCGAATTCTTTGAAGGCGCGACGGACAACCCGCAAGCGGGCGCCTGGCTGCTGTTTGAGGAATTCGTTTCGCAGGAATTTCCGGATGCGTTCGGGGTGCTTCGGAAGATCGATGCACTGGCCGTTGATGCTGGCTGGCGTACCAACCAGGTCATGGAATGGTGCCGCCGCCATCCGAATGCCTATGCCACGAAGGGCCAGCCAGGCCGGGGCCTACCGGCCATCGGCCTGCCGTCGCGCAAGACCGTTACCAAACGGGGCAAGCGCAAGCGGTTCGGTTCGGCGATGTCCTGGCCGGTCGGCACATGGTCATTGAAGGCAGAGTTTTACGGCAATTTGCACAAGATTGGTCTTGCGGCTGGAGAGGCGCAGGACCCATCCGGCTATTGCCATTTCCATAAGGAGCTTGGCGAGGAATATTTCCAGCAGATCACCGGGGAATATTTTCATCAGGCTTTGGTGAAGGGCAAGCTGCACGAAGAGTGGAAGAAGCGGCGGGAACATAACCACTTTCTCGATTGCAGAATCTACGCGATGGCCATGGCGGAACACCTTGGCCTTTCGAAGATGAGCGCAAGCGATTGGGCAAGACTGAGAACAATGCTGGAGCCGGAGATTGTGCCGGACCTGCTGTCTTCTGTCAGCCACAAGGTCTTGCATGAGGATCGGCCAGCGGAGCCGCAGAAAATACCGGTTACCGCGCCCGCGTCGTCGGTACCGGCGCAGGCCAGAGCAGACAAACCGACTGAAAACAGGTGGAAAAAGCGCAAATGACGGAAAAGCCACGGGTGAGGGTGAAGGCGGGCAGCGTGAGCGCGCCCGCAGTGCGCCCAACTGGTGCGCCCCGCAACGGGCGCGCTTCGTCCGCCTATATGCGCGATAGCCAGTCCGGTATCATTGCCTCTCGTCCGGCGTCTTTGCGGGAGCATCGTGACGAGGTTCGGCGCATCTGGTGGCGGGCGGCGGGCCTTGCCATGGACATGTTGCAGAATTCCGGCCGGTTGCGCGGGGCCGCTGACCAGATCCTGGCCGATACCATCGGTGTCGAGCTGCAATTGAACCCGAAGCCGGATCTAACACGGTTTGGCTATGACACGCTTGAAGCTATCGAGTGGACGCGGCTGGTCAAGGCCGAATGGAAGACATGGAGCTGGAACCCGCGTGAATGCGATTTCCGCGCCAAACTGACCATTGCCCAGATGACCGATGTCGGCGTGCGCAACTGGTTGGCCTTTGGCGAAAGCACTGGTGTGGTTTCATACCTGCCGCGTGCGCAGCGTCTTCCAGGCTGCCGTACCGGCACGAAAATGCTTATGCTGTCGCCGCAAAAGCTGGTGCAGGATACCAGCGAAATGAGTGGTCTCTATCAAGGCATCTACCACGATGCCTATGGTCGCCCGCAGGTTTATCGCTTCAAGGAATGCCGGGACGGTCTGACCTATACGGTGGACTATGCGGCGGCGGATGCGGATGGACGACAGCTTGTGATGCATGCCTTCGATCCGTTTTCGGCGGAAGATGTGCGTGGGATTTCCCCTCTGGTCCCGACCTTCCGGAAATATCTGATGGCCGAGAACACGGATGATGCCACGGCGCAGATCATGTTCATGCAGACCATCTATTCGGCGGTTCTGAAAAGCGACAAGCCCAGCGCTGAGGTGTTTGAAGCGCTTGAAAGCCTCAAAGACAGTCCTTTGGACGGGGCTAAGGACATGGCGCAGGACGTTGTCGATTACTTTCGAGCACAGATGGATCGTGCTGCCGAATCGGAAATCCGGATGGGCTCTGGGGCCGGTGTTTCGCATCTCGCTCCCGGCGAGGATTTTGAATTCAAGAACATCACGGCTCCAGGCCCCTACAATAAAGACTTTATGTCTTCATTGCATCGGGAGACAGCACGTGGGCTCGGGGTCAGCTATGGCGGTTACACGCTTGATTACACGGATGCCACCTATGCCTCGACGATGATGGAGAATTCGGCGCTTTGGCCGATTGCCCAGCGTCGGACCCAGAGGATTGCCGCACCGCATGTGCTTGTGCCGTACGGTAGTTGGCTGGATGAGGCGATCGAGGAGGGCCGTATTCCCTTCAAGGGCGGTCTTGAAGTTTACCGTGCGAACCGCGATGCGGCGCAGTGGGCGCTGTGCAACGGCCCGGCCAAGCCAACAGCCGACGATTTGAAGCGGGCCAAAGCCGCCAGCGAACGGATTGCCAACGGAACGGGCGATCTGACCGAGGAAATCAGCGAATTGGGCGGCGATGCCGAAGAGCGGTTTGAAAACCGCTTCTGGTGGCACACTCGCTACAAGGATGCTGGCATGCCGTCGCCATTCGAGCGTGGCTTGCCGAGCGATCCAGCAGGCAGCAATGAATCTGGCGCGAGCCAGGAACAGACGGCGGGTGCGTGATGGCGCTGGTGAAGATCAACGGTGTCGATGTCGATCAGGACGATCCTTGCGCGCTGTTTCAGGCGCTTTATTCGGTGAAATTGAGGGCTTTGGCGGGCGAGCATGTTAGCCAGATGTCGATCCAGTCACCTGTAACCCGCGACCAGGTGGTGTTTTCATCAGCCAATCTGTCAGCGCTCGACGCTGAACTGAACCGGCTTGCTGCCGCTTGCCAGGAAAAGACCACCGGACGGCGGCCTAGTCGCCGCTGGCGGCTTCGGTTTTAGAGGGAAAGTCATGAGTTTTCGCTATGGCCATATCGCGCAGCGGGTGTTCAACACACCGTTGCTCTACGATCCGCGCAAGGCCGAAGCTTTCTTGCAAGGCATGGGCAGCCGGATCGCTGGTGATACCATCGTCATCGCCAACCCGGCGGGCGCTGCGGATCATGTTGCTTTCGGCAATGGCCGTCCACTGGCGGGTAAGGTCGGAAACCAACTGGAGCGCGCCTATCAGCGCGCCAACTTGCTGCCGTTCGCCGTGATCGATAATGTAGCAATCATCCCGATTGAGGGCAGTCTCGTGCATAAGGGCGGATGGGTTGGCTCTAATTCTGGCGAGACCTCTTACCAGGGCTTGCAGGCGCAGATTTCGGCGGCGCGTAAAAATCCGAGTGTCAAAGGTGTGGTGTTCGAGGTCGATAGTTTCGGCGGCGAGGTGAATGGCGGTTTTGAAACAGCCGCCGCCATGCAGGCGCTTTCGCGGGAAAAGCCGACCCTGGCGATCCTGACCGATTTTGCCTATTCGGCGGGGTATCTGCTGGCATCGCAGGCGCGGGGCATCGTCATGCCGGAATTCGGCGGGGCCGGGTCCATTGGCGTGATCATCATGCATGCCGATTATTCGCAGGCCCTTGAACAGGATGGCATCAAGGTCACCATCATCCGCTCCGGCAAGAAAAAGGCGGATGGGAACCCTTACGAACCATTGTCCGCCGATGTTGCCGACCGCTGGCAGGCGCAGGCTGACCAGATGCGCGACAAATTCGCCGAAACCGTCGCCAAGGGCCGCAAGAACCGGATCACCAAGGCGAAGGCGCTGGCGTCTGAAGCCGATGTTTATGACGCAAAGCAGGCCCTTGCCATGGGTTTGGTGGATGCCATCGGCGATCCCATCGAGGCGTTCGACGCCTTCGTGAAGGAAGTTAACCGGAGTTGATCCCATGACCAGTTTGATTGCCACGATCCGGGGGATTGTTTCTCCGGGATCGCACCCCCTTGCCCTCGACGAGGGTGAACCGGACGCAAATGCGTCCTTATACGAAGCGCCTCTGACCCCTGAGGCATCAACCACTGGAGGTGACATGTCTGTAAATCAGACACTGCCCGGCGCGGCTTCCGCGACCGGAGCAACCGCCGCCGTCGCTGCCGCCGTTCAGGGTGGTGCCGATGGCGTACAGGCTGCCATGACCCGGATCAATGCGATCCTGTCGGCAGACGGCATCAAGGGGGACGGCACCCGCATGAGCGCCGCCCTCGAACTCGCCAGCACGGCCCCCGGCATGACAGCCGAACAGGTCGTGGCATTCGTGACGGGCAATGTTGCCGGTGCCAACACCGCCGCGCCTGCTGCGGCTTCGGCGCCAGCGCCCGCCGCCGCCGCACCGGCTGGTCAGCCAGCCATATCCTATGAGCAGCAGCGCCTTGCTGCCGCCAATCTTGCCATGCCCGGCGGCGGACAGCCAGCGGCCAAGGAAACCGTAGGTGCATCCTGGAAGGATGCCATTGCCAAGGCCGGCGTCGGCCGGAAGGGAGCATAACCCATGACCGTCCTGACCGAAAAACTCGGCCCCGGTTCCTGCATCATCCAGGAAGGCGACCACTTTTACAGCCGCGACGTTGTTGTCGTCGCGCCTGGCGTCGGCGTGACATATCCGGCCAATACCGTGCTGGGCAAAATCACCGCTTCCGGCAAGTACGCCATTTACAACCCCGCCAACAATGATGGCAGCCAGACGGTTGCCGCCATCCTCATCTACCCGGTGACCGGCGAGGACGAAGCGACGGTCCTGCGCCGTCATTGCCAAGTCAAGGCACCAATCTTGAACTGGTTCAGCGGCGCCACCGACAACCAGAAAACCGCTGGGATCACCGCACTTGCGGCTCTCGGCATCATCGCGCGATAAGGAGCAATACCATGGCATCCATGGACATTTTCAGGGACGATGCCTTCAGCATGGTGGAGCTTTCCGCTGCGGTGAAGGAAGTCGAGTACGTGCCTCAGTTGCTGGGATCGCTCGGCATTTTCGAGGAAAAGGGCGTATATGTGCGCAAGATCGCCGTCGAGAAAAAGGGCGATACTCTCAGCCTGATCCCGACTTCCCCAGATGGCGCCCCGCCGCGTCAGTCCACGCCAACAACGGGCAATATCCGTGATTTCCGGTCTGTCCGCCTGGCTGACGGTTTCACACTTTACGCTTCCGAAGTTGCGGGCTTCCGTGCGTTTGGCACGGAAAGCGAGCTGAAGGTAGTGCAGACCGAATATGCTGAACGCATGGCGGATGTACGGACCAATATGGATCTGACCCACGAATATCATCGCCTCGGCGCATTGCAGGGCAAGCTGCTCGATGCAAATGGCACGTCGATCATTTATGACTATTTCGATGAATTCGACATCGCCGAACCTGCTGCCATCGATCTCGCTCTTGGTGTCGAGACCACCGACGTTCGTGGCAAATGCCATGAACTGACCCGCAGCATGGCGCGTTCCGCCAAAGGAGCGTTCACGACTGCGACCAGCGTTCACGCTCTCGCAGGCGATGAATTCTATGACACTCTGGTGAACCACCCGAAGGTCATCCGGACTTATGAAAACTGGGCTGCTGCTGCCGATCTGCGGCAGAACATTGCGTTCCAGGCCTTCACCTTCGGTGGCGTCACCTGGCACAATTATCGCGGCACTGATGACAATTCGACGGTTGCCATTCCGACCGATGAAGCCAGCATCTTCCCGGTCGGTGCGAGCAATGTCTTCAAAAAGTTCGTCTCGCCTGCTGAAGAATTCATGCCCTTCGTCAACACCAAAGGCCAGGATGTCTACGCCATGAACATCTTGGATAAGGACCGCGAGGCCTGGGCGAAGGGGGAGCTTTATTCCTACCCCCTCTACATGTGTGTTCAGCCGCAGGTCCTGCGCCGCGCCACGCTGTAATCTTCCATCCGAGATCGGAAAGGCGGGGTGACCCGCCTTTTCAGTTCTTTGTTTGCCTGGAATTGGAAGGAAAAATCATGGTTTCCTATGCTGTGACGAATAATGGGTTTCGGTCGCAGGCTATCCGCGTTCGCGGCGGCCACTGCACCATCCGTCCCAACAGGACCGAGACGTTGACCCCTGATCCGGTGCTTGACGATGAAGACATTGAACGTTTGACCGCGCTCGATCTTGTCTTCGAGCAGGTGCTATCTGCTGAAGAGCTGGCCGAGGAAGCTGCTGCCAAGGCGAAGGCCGATGACGAGGCCGCCGCGAAGGCCAAGGCTGAACAGGATGCTGCGGACGCCGCCGCTGCCAAGGTGAAAGCCGAGGAAGAAGCTGCCGCCAAGGCCAAAGCAGAGCAGGACGCAGCCGATAAGAAGGCTGCCGAGGAAGCCGCTGCCAAGGCAAAGGCCGATGAAGAGGCTGCGGCCAAGGCCAAGGCAGAACAGGACGCTGCGGACAAGAAGGCCGCTGATGAAGCTGCTGCGAAGAAGGCGGCTGATGAGGCCAAGCAGCTCGATTTGTCCGGCCAGAGCAAGGCTTGATCCATGGATATCGCTGCTGCCCGTGCTGCCTTGCCATCGATGACGCGGGCTCTGCTTGGTGAGCCCGCGACCATCACGCCGATGACGATCAGCAAAATGAAGTCGGGGCGCGACCTGTCGCGCGATTTGCAGACCGGCGTCATGGCGCGGTTCGATTCTGTGCCTGACGATACGGCATTGGGTGGCGGTGATGTGGTGCGCACCCGCGCCACCGTGGGTGCGGCAACCAAGACGGTCAGCTTTGACCGGGCAGCACTTGCCTGGTTGCCCAAACAGGGTGACCAGATCTCGCGGGCCAACGGCGATGTCTTCGAAGTCGTGCGACCTGGCGAGGATGCTGGCGCCGGCGTGATTTTCTGGCTGTCGGAGGTCTAATCATGGGTGTTGTTCGCCAGCTGATCCAGATTGCCGCGACGGAAGCGCTTCTTTGGCGGACCATTGCCGAGGATCGCGTCAAGGACAGTTTGATCATGGCGTTGCCATTAATCATGGATGATGACCCGAAGCCAATCATCGCCGTTTCTGTCGAGGACAGCCTCAGCCCATCAACTGGCGACGGCCTGTTTCGCACCGATGTCAGCATGACATTGCAGTTGCAGATGGCCGTGGCAAAATCTGTTTCGGTCGCGGTGGAAGATGAAAACGGCGGTCCGGGCAGCATGTCCATGCTGGAAATCGGCACCACGGATGCGGCGCTGGAAGCAAGTTTGAACCTGATGGACCGGCAATGGCGGCTGGCTTTGTCGGACCCGGCAAATGAATGGTCCCAGATCCTGCTTGGCCTCATCGGCGGTTTCGGGAGGATCAGCGATGTTCGCATGGTCGATCCGGAAAGCGGACGAAAGCATGCGGCCCGGATCATTGAAGTCACGCTCGACCCGATAGCCGAGCCATCCCTGGGGCAGGATGTACCAGAGGTGATTGCGACCGGGTTGGCGAAAATGACCGCAACGGACGATTATGCCGATCTGGCGCGGATCTTCTCGGCCTCGCTGGCTGGTGGCGCCAGTCTCGCCAAATGGGAAGAGGTGCAGGCGATGCTGGGCGTGACCAAGCCGGTTCCCGCCCTGATCGGGGTTGGCACGCCGGATGATGGCATTGAAGTTCTCATCAGCGACGTGTCGCTGAACATTGCCGGGGAAATCGAGGTTCCGGGCGCATGAGCGACCAGGTGCTTGTCAACATCATCCTTGAGCTGAAGGCCGAGGTTGCGGGCCTGCGCCGTGCGGTGCAGGGCATGCAGCGGGTCGGCACGGTTCACGCTGTTGATGGCGATACTCGCCGTCTGCGGATGAAACTGGCGGGCGATGCTGGAAACGAATTCCTGACGCCATGGCGGCCATGGTCGGAAGTGGCGGGCGCTGAAAAGAGCTGGCGGCCACCATCCAAGGGTCAGCAAATGATACTGCTGTCGCCATTTGGCGATATGCGGCAGGGCGTGGCGGTACCATTGACGTTTTCGGATGCCAATGGCGCGCCGTCTTCGGCGCTCGATGCCCGCATTCTGTCATCGTTCGGTTCCGGCCTGATCGGGTTTTCCGACAATGGCGGGGTGACAGAGCTGCATGGAGACCGGGTCAATCTGGCCGGCACAAACGGCGAGCGGGTGGCACGGCTGGGTGACCGGGTGCGCGTATCCAGCGGTTCGTCTGCCGGTCTGTGGCCTATTGTCGAGGCATCGGAAAAGGTTTTTGCCGAATGAGCACGCAATACGGCATGGACCCGGAGACTGGAAAGTGGGTTTCCGGCTGGGATAGCGTGGTGGTTGCCATCGGCAAGCTGCTGACCACCCGATATTTCGAGCGGGTGTTGCGCGAATATGTCGGATCGCCCGTGCCAACCATTCTTGGCCAGACGGCCAACGTGCAGACGATCCTGAAATTCCGCTGGGCCTTGGTGCTGGCGATCGAGCTGTTCGAGCCGCGCTTCAAACCGACCAAAGTCACCATGGACGCGCTGGATCGCAAGGGAAACTCGACCTGGACCATTCGCGGCACCTATCGGCCACGGGCGCATCTTGGCGACCTGACCGAAGCCGGTGAAGTTTCGCTTTCATTCGGTTCTGACGGAACCTCAACCATCATCGCAGGGTAAATCATGGTCGATCTGACGACACTGCCGACCCCGCAGATGCTGCAAAGCATCGATGCGGAGGCGATGATTACCACCATGGCGACCGCCTTTGTTGCATGGGCGCAAGACAATTACGGTGTGGATGTGACCGGCATTGTCTCGCTGGAAGGTGAGCCGATTGCCGTGCAGATCGAGTTTCAGGCCTATCAGCGGGCGGCGCTCTATGCGTCTTTCAACGATGTGCTGAAATCCAATCTGCTGGCGTTTTCCGCCGGGGCCGATCTTGATGCGCTTGCCGCCGACCATGGAGTGACCCGCTTGACGGGCGAGACAGATGCGCAGTTGCGGTCTCGGATCGTGCTGGCCGATCAGGGTTCTTCCACGGCAGGGTCGGAAGAATGGTACGCCTATCAGGCGCGGTCCGTTTCGTCCGAAGTGGATGCTGTTGCGGTTTACCGGACGGGCAGCGGCCCGGAAATTGAGGTTGCCATTCTGTCGACTGCGGAGGGTGGCGTGCCATCTTCGGCGCTGCTAGCGCAGGTCTCGGCGAAAGTCACCTCCAACGCGGTGCGGTGCGTGAATGATATCGTGTCTGTGGTGTCCGGCACCAAGACCACTGTTGATGTCGTGGTGGATGTCTGGCTGTTGCCGGATACGCCGGTTGCCGTGTTCGATGGTCTGGAAGCCGTGTTGCGGGCTGCGCTCGATAGCGAGGGAGGCTTCGGCTTCGACATAAACCGGGCCTGGCTGATTGCCAAACTGATGGTATCAGGTGTGTCCAAGGTGTCGATCACCGCGCCCGCCGCCGATGTGGTAGTGGACAGCAATTCGGCGGCGACATTTGGCACGATCACCCTTGCCTATAAGGGCCGCTCGAAATGACGGCGGTGATTGTTCCCAGCAATTCGACGGTGCTGGAAGAGGCGCTGGCGGTTGCCACCGATCCTTACGACGCCACGCTTGACGATATCGAGGCAGTGCGCGGGTTTCGCTACCAGCGACCGCTGAATGCCACTGTGGCGCCCTATCTGGTGCAGGAATATGGGCTTGGGCCAATCGCTGACTTCTTTGCGACGGTCGAAGATCTGATTGATGCCGGCCGGGCGTGGCAGAGAATTCGCGGCACGCCGAAAGCCGTTCTCGATGCGCTGCGCTGGATTGCCTATTATGGCGCGCGGCTTGAAGACCAGGTGAAGGGTCGCCGCCGCTGGCATCTTTATCAGATCGCCATGGGTGAATTGCCCGGCGATGACGAGGTGCAGCGGCTGTATAATGCCTGGTATCTTGCCGATCTGTCGGACCCGGCGCGGTCGGAATTCTACCGCGGCTATTTTGGTTATGATGTTCGGGGCCTTGCCTGGAGCCGCCAACGCTGGGGCGAGGCGCTGTGGGGAGATTCATCGGGCACGCGGATCGATGGCAACCCGGTCAAATGGAGCCATGGCCGCAGCCATTCTGTTGCCATCGAAGATACGTTCTACGAATGGGAATTGTTCGGCTGGAACGATCTGCTTTCGGCTTTTGGCGATGGGGGATGGCCCGGCATTGCGTGGTCGCAGGCGACAATTCCGTGGTCGGCTGCCGGATCGTCGACGACCATGAAGGCATGGCTGTTGTTACAGCAGACCGCCTTTATCGCATTTTATACCGCTGGTGGGGATGTGATCGGCTATGCCCGGGTGATCATGGCGGCGGAAAACCAGACGGATGCGGACGATGACCTGGTGACCGTCGCCTATAAAGTCCGGACCCGATTCGGAAATGGGGCCGGGAAGACCGTGGCGAAGATCAGCATCATCTACGGGCTGGAACTGGCCGATGGCGTCAAACCTTACAAGCCCTGGCTGGAGCCGTCCGATGTGATTGCCGGGTCTGGCGTCGAGGTTGGGAAAACCAATTTCGCGCTGACATTTTTCAGGACGGTGCGCGAGTTGATGACTGTGACGTTGACCATCAATCCGATCCAGATCGTGCCGGTGCATTACGCAAACCCTGCTCTGAGCCTCGGCTAATAGGATTTATCCATGACAACCAATGTTTTCGATACCGGGACGTACCCGGATCTTGCCAATGTGCATGACCGGTCGACGGATCGACCGGGCATTGACCGCGTCTATTTCGGTGAAGGTGATTTTGCGCAGGCTGCCGATATCAATGAGGCGTTTTCCATCGAGGAAAAGAAGCGCAGCGCGATTGGCGATCTGGTGGCCTCCGATGGAGACCGGCTGTCCGGCGCCGATATTGTCGTCGATGTGGATGCTGGAACGGTGTTGATCACGCAGGGCTCGATCTATCTGAAGGGTGCGCCGCGCAGCGTTGACGCCCGGACGTTGACGGGTGTTGCGATGACCGGCGATGTTTCCTTGGGTGTGCGGGTTGTGACTTTGCCCCTGACTGCGGCGGATGACAGTATTTTCTACGGTCTGGTTTCCGGCACGGAAGGCTATGGCGAAGAAGGTGCCGTGCGCACCAATATGGCGATCACCTGGGCGACAGCGACGGATGGCGGCGAGGGCGATTTCTACAGCTATGCTATGTTGCGCGACGGTGCGGTGATTTCGCAGGATGCCCCGCCTACGCTGACCGGTGTGCAAAAGCAGATCGGCACCTATGATTATGATGCCCATGGCAATTATGTGGTGCGGGGCTGTGTCGTCACGGCGCTTGGCAAGACAGGAGCCGCGCAGGTGTTTTCCGTGGGCGCTGGTGTCTGCAACGTGCAGGGGACGAAAGTCACTCGTGGCAGCGACAACCGCCTGACCGTGGCAGAAGAGCCTGATGTGGCATCGGTCAGCCTGGAAGGCCATACCTTTGCCAGCGGCGGCACGGGCACGGTCACCATTACCGTTCGCCGCCCGCCGATTGCGGCTATCGAGGATATCGTGATCACCCGGGAAAAAACCGTTTCGCTGACCAAAGGCGTTGGCGGTTCTTCCGATGCACTGCCCGATACCGGCGTGGTCAGCATCATCAGTGTGGTGCAGCTCTCGACCACCTATGTGGTGGACACTGATTACATCCGATCCGGTGATAGCGTAAACTGGTCTCCCGCTGGCGCCGAGCCTGCAACCGGGTCCAGCTATCAGGTGACCTATCGCTATTATGACAATGTCGTGCCTGACAGCTTCACCTCGACCACCATTGTGGTTTCTGGCGGGGTCGATGGGACCGATATGTTCCTGGAATATTCCTACAATCTGCCGCGCTATGACCGCATCCTGATTTCGTCCGATGGCTCTCTATCCTATCTCAAGGGTATCTCCTCGGTTGCCAATCCGCATGCGCCCTCCGAGCCGGAGGATGCCTTGTCGCTCTGCACGGTGCAGAATGATTGGTATGGCACGCCTGTTATCAACAACGATGCAACCCGGGCTATCGGATACAAGCGGCTGAACTATCTTCAGGACAGGCTTTCCGAGGTGATCGACCTTGTGCTGATCGAGCGGCTGAAATCCGACGCCAACGCCCGTTCTGCCGGGCCGACGCTGGGGGTGTTTACCGATCCTCTGTGGGATGACAGCTACCGGGATTTCGGGGTTGCCCAGACGGCGGCAGTGTTTGACGGATCGATGCAAGTGGCAATCGACGCCGATGTGCGATCCGTTCGGCTGGCCGATTGGGGGCTGCTAGATTACAGCGAGGAAGTGATCGTTTCGCAGGAGCTTTATACGGCTTGCGAAAAGATCAATCCCTATCAGAATTTCAACCCGGTCCCGTTCGAAATCACCATTGACCCGTCGACGGACTATTGGACCGAAACCCAGACGGTTTCGCTTTCGGCGATCACACGGGTGTTCGGCTCCGGCAACGAAAGCCGTGTCCGCTCGTCTACGGTATCATCCACCACGACCAGCACGGTGATTGCCTATCTGCGCCAGATCGACATTGGTTTCGAAATAACCGGCATGGGCGGCGGCGAGAATGTATCGGGACTGACCTTCGATGGGCTGGATGTGAACCCGGGCGGGATCATCGCCGATGTGAATGGCAAGGCTACCGGCACGTTCCAGATTCCTGCCAATGTCTCGGCTGGCACCAAGAAAATCGAGGCGGTTGGTGGGGCAGGGCTTTCTGCATCTGCGACCTTCCGGGGTGAAGGCCGGTTGGAAACGACGACGACGCAAACCACCACCGTCATCGAGCGTTTTTCGACCGTGACCGTGACCCGTGAGCATGAAAGTGGCGGCCATAACAGTTCCGACCCGCAGGCGCAGAGCTACGCCTTGACCGAGGGGCGTTATATCACATCGCTGGATGTGAAATTCTGCGCCATCGGCACGCGCTCCAAGCCTGTTGATGTCGATTTCGTGGAAATGGAAAACGGCTTTCCGACCAATTCGGTGTTTGCCAACAAGCGGATCGATATGAACTCGGTTGCCACCGGGGGCTGGACGAAAGCGGCGCTGGATTGCCCGGTTTACAATCCTGCCGATACCTATCTGGCCTTCAAGCTGCGTACGGACGATGCCAGCCATTCCATCGGGATCGCCACGCTCGGCGATTTCGATTCGGGCGCGCAGGCGTGGGTGACATCGCAGCCCTATACGATTGGCGACCGGTTTTCCGGGTCGAACAACGAAAGCTGGCTGCTGCATCCGTCCAGCGACATCAGTTTCAAGATGCGGGCCGCTGTGTTTTCGCCGATCACCAAAAGCATTGCCATCGGTGATTTCGTCGTGGCTGACGTGTCCGACATTCTGATCCGCTCCGATGTCATCCTACCAGAAAGCAGTTGTTCCGTGGTGTTTCAGGTCAAGGTGCCAAAGGTAACCAGCGGCGTCACGACCTATACGACCTACACGGTCTCCGTCGATCAGACCTTGGAGCTGGACTATTTTGCCACGGGAACCGTGACCGTCACGGCGGTGCTATCAGGCACGTCGAAGGTTTCGCCGCTGCTGAACAAGGATGTCACGGTCATTTTCGGAACCATGCGGGCAATGGGCGACTATGTCGGTCGCAGCTTCACCATGGGATCGGGCGTCGAGCTGAACGTGGTGTTTTCCGGTCTCTTGCCAAATGGGTCGACGGTGGCTGTGTCGGCCGATGCGAACGACGGCACATTTGCACCTGCCTCTTTGTCGAAGGCCGAGGCCCTGGACGATGGCTGGGTAGAATACACCTACAAGATCGCCAGCCATGCCGCTCCGGATGGCGGGCGGCTTAAACTGGTGCTGACCGGCACGCCGGCGGCCCGCCCTGCCATTGCCGACCTGCGCGCCTGGACGTTTTGAGGGTAGAACATGACCGTCGATCTTGAGACAAGCAACCGGGAATACCCGCTGCCAAACATCGAAAATACCATGGCGCATGATGTTGCCAGGCTGATCAGCGCGCTGACGGCCATCGATGTGGATGTGGCTAACATCTTGACCGCCTTGGCGCTGAAGGCCGCCATTGACAGCCCTGGCTTCAGCGGCAGCCCGACAGCACCCACCCAACCAGCTACGGCAAACAATGCCACGCTGGCGACGACTGCGCATGTGAAGGCGGCGCTGTCGCAATTTCTGTCCGACGCGGAAGGCGCGATTTCGACCATCACCGAATTGCAGGCGGCGCTTGAAGACGCCGATGTCGTCACTGGACTGACGGCGCTGATCAATACCCGCGCACCGCTGGACAGTGCCAATCTGACCGGGACGCCGACGACAGTCACGCCCGCCGCCGATGATAATTCGCAGAAGATCCCGACAACCGGATGGGTCCAGGCGATAAAGGCGACGATCCTCGGCGGCGTGGGGACGGATGGGAATACGTTGGCCAAGCTGTTTGCAGCGCTTGGCGGGGACAAGAATTTTGCAGCAACGGTTGCGTCGGATTTGGGCAACAAGGCCTCGCTGAACAGCCCTGCCTTCACCGGCAACCCGACCGCGCCGACACAGACAGCTGGCAGCAACAATACACGCATTTCGACCACAGCTTTTGTCACAACGGCGATCTCAACAGCCCTGGCCTCTGTTTCGTCCTCGCTGTCGAGCTTGGCGGCTTCAGTGGTTCCGGTCGGACGCAAGGTGTCAGCTGGCAGCGGATTGAATGGCGGCGGCGATCTTTCCGCAGATCGTGCCATTTCGCTCGGCAGCGCCAAGCCGATCACCAACAGTACGACCGGAACAGTCGATAATACCGGCCACGATCACCCGCTCGGGTTTGTCGCCGCAGAAGTCTATACAGGATCAGAGACGGACCTGACGGATTTCCCGATTGGTGAAAGTATCATCGTTTATTCCGGCGGGCTCGTGTTCAATCGTAACGCGCTGATCGTCCCTTGCCACAACAAGACCAATGGTGGTGGCTTCACGCGCGCCAACCGATCTGACGCGGGAACGCCTTTGAATGGGACATGGAGAGTTCGTGGCGGTCTGGGTGATGGCCATGCTCAATGGTATCACGCCAAAAGGGTCGGATGACCACCACCTGACCACTGACGCCACCCGATATGGCCGCCTTTCTGGCGGCTTTTTTTATGGCCGTATTTGCCCGCTGGCCGGGGCTTATCAGCAATAGGAGCTTCGGTCATGACCGACCCGACATTTGGCATTACCATCAACCGAAGCGCCAACGAGGCGACGACGGCCTCGAAAGCGCAGATGAGCGTCGTTGGCATTTGCATGCCGATCGATAAGGCTGCCAGCGCCGATCAGACGGCGTTCAACACGGCGTTCCCGCTGAACACCTGCGTTAAGCTGAACAGCAATGACACCAGCATTCTGGCGCTCTGCGATCAGGATGGCGGCTTCATCGACGCGGTCGAAGGCATCAACGATCAGCTTGGCAGCTATCAGACGGCGGCCACCCTGGTGGTTGTCCGTGTTGCCGAGGGTGTCGACGATGCGGCGACCATGGCCAACATCACCGGCACATCGGTGGCAGGCACGGGCATCTTCGCCTTTCTCGATGCCGGTCCGGATGTCGGGGTTTATCCCCGCCTGCTGATTTGCCCGGGCTTTACCAAGGTCCATGCCGATGGCGCCGCCAACCCGGTGCTGGCGTCGTTGCCGACTGTGGCCAACCAGATCCTCGCGCAGGTGATTGCCGATGGCCCGGCAGGACTCACCGACTTTACCGATTGGGTCGAAAACCATGCCGGTATGCGGATCATTCCCGTTTCCGGGGGCGTCTATGCCACTGACAGCACCGGCACGGATGTGTTGCGACCGATGAGCCCGCGCGTGGCTGGTCTGTTCGTACGCCGCGATTACGAGAATGATGGATCGCCCTTCAAGTCGATTGCCAACCAGACGGTCTATGGCATTACCGGCGTGGAAAAGAATTTGCGGTTTTCGCTCACGGATGGATCGACAGAGGGCCAGCAGATCCTGGCCGTGCATGGCGGCATTATCGTCCGGGGCGAAAGCGGCGACGATTTCTCGATTTCCGATGGCGGTTTCGTCTTCATCGGCACGGACAATCTGTCCGAGGAAAGCGTCTGGGACCAGTATCACAAGGTCCGTGGCCGCGATTTTGTCGAGCTGACCGTGCTGCGCACCGTGCGGTCCTACCTCGGCAAGTACAATCTGACCACACAGACCATCCAGTCTGTCGTCAACACCATTTCCACCATCCTGCAAAACCGGCAGTCCAACGGCGATATCCTCGGGTTCCGGGCGCGGTTCGATCCGGACAAGAACAATGCCAGCGACCTGCGCGCCGGGCATATCTACGTGGATATGCAGTTCGAGGAAGCCCCGGTCTTCAAGCGCTTGACCGTTGCCTCCCGGCCTTACGCGGCGGCGCTGGATGCCACCATCGATGAAATCTTGGCGGCACAGAACGCCTGACCGCTGGCGAGATAAGGAAACACGTACATGGCTGAAAAACTGCTTATCCTCGAACAGGTCAACATCTTCGTCGGCGATGCTGACCCTGAGGACACCAATCACGTCAAGCTGCAAAGCCTTGGCCTGCCGACGCTGGAACGCGCCGCCGTCTCGCATCTGGGCGGCGGTGCTGTGATGAGCGTCAACTGGACCGTTGGCGCCTTCAACGCGCTGGAGCCCAGCTTCAAGCTGGCTGGCTTTACCGAGACATCCTATAAATATCTCGGGATCGGCAGCAATGAGAGCCAGAAATTCACCGCCTATGGTGTGCTGCGCAACAAGCAGACGGGTGCCATCTTGCAGGCCAAGGCCGTTATTCAGGGCATTGTCGGCAAGGTGACGCCGGATAGTTTCGACCGGGCCAGCGCCTTCGGCCATGATCATGGCATCACGGAAGTGACGCATTACCAGCTGACCGTTGACGGCACGGAGTGGTTCTATCTGGACTATTTCACCTCGACCGTCCGTCAGTTCGGCAATGACGAAACGCAGTCGATCCGCGTAGCGTTGGGGATTGAATGATGGCCGAGCCGCGCCGCAGCCGCAAGCCGGTTGATGATCCCTTGGGGCAGGCTCTGGCCGGGCCTGCACCCGCCATGCCGGAAGTGCCCCCCGTGCCAAAGGCCACGCTGGTCGATCTCGATGCCTTCACCACATCGGTGGGCGAGGTTTACAATTCGCCTGATCTTGATGACGAAGAGCGCGATCCGGTTGTCGTTTACGACGATGAGCGTGCCGGATCGCGGTCTTATACGCTGGTGCATAAGCCGAAGGTGGACGGCGTGTTGCTGTCCACCGTCACCATGCGGTTGCCGGAACAGCAGGATATCGATGACTTCTATTCCGGCGAAATCTCTGGCACCCGCGCCATGCTGGCCCGCTTGACTGGGCTGCATCCAGCCGTGATCAAACGGCTGAAATGGCCAGATGCGGAAGCTGTGTTCCAGCTTTACCGCGATGTTGTACCGTCCTTCATGATCGGGGAATGATCCGTTGAGCAAGTTGCAAGCCTCGCTGGTGGTCGATCTGGTCGACAAAACCGGCGCGAAAACATCGGCTGTTATCGGCAATATGAGCCGTCTGCAAAAGGCAGAGCGGGATTATATGCTGTCCAGCAAGGGCTTGCGGCTGTCTAATAAAGACAGGTCGATGGAACGCCTGATGATGGAGCGGCAGGCCTCTGAGGAAGCGAGACTTGCCCAGATGAAGCAAGACCATGAGAGAACCGTTGCATCGCGCGCGGCGGTGATCGGTCGTCTCGCTAGTGGAGCTGCCATTGCTGGTGTTGCTGCTGGCAAGGCCTATGTCGATTTTGCCGAATTGGAGCGGAGAGTAGGTAGAATCGTCATCAACGCGGAGAAGGGTTCCGACGCGATCCAGCCAACGATAGGAAAGCTCCAGGATCTCGCTTCGAAAACCAAAATGCCGTTCAATGACATTGTGGAAGGTTTCGAAGCATTGATTGTTGCAGGTCAATCAATGGATGATGCGATGGCTTTTTTGCCATCGGTGGCAATAACGGCGCAGGCTACCGGTTCGGCGGTCTCAGATACGGCGAATTCTGCTGATGCCCTTTCCAATCTGTTGAAGATCAATGCGAAGGATATGCAGCGGGCTTTTGACATGATGGTTACCGGTGGAAAGCTCGGAAAGTTTGAGGTGAAAGACATGGCTCGGGAGTTTCCGGGGCTTCTCTCTTCATATTCAACGCTTGGCTACACCGGTACAGAAGGCTTAAAAAAGATGGTTGCGATGTTGCAGACCGTGCGTAAGCAAACAGGTTCTTCCAGCGAGGCTGCTACCGATCTGAAGGGCTTGTTTGATAAAATATATTCGCAGGAAACAAATAATAAATTCAAGAAATTCGGAATTGACCTTCCTAAAGCTTTGGCGAAAGCGCGCAAGGAAGGAAAAGATGTCATCGACGTTCTGATGGATTTGACCACAATTGCGACCAAAGGTGATCTTTCAAAATTGCCTCTGCTTTTTGAAAGCGACCAAGCCAAGACGGCCATCCGCGCATTGATAATGATGAGAAAGGAGACAGAGCAAAATGTTCGATTGCTCGACAATGTTGATGGCTCTACTCTAAAAGACTTCAATCAAATTATCAGCGACAGTCAGGCGAAGTTGCAGGATCTCAACAATGAGTGGGATCGGCTGGTGAAGAATGTCGGTTCCGGCGTTGCAACGGGTGCAAACCCGATCCTGGGCTATATCAACCAGCAGATGGATGCGAACCGCAAAGCCAGCGAAGCGGAAAGCGAGCGCATCAAGGCAGTGCAGAGTGAGGCGACCGGATATAAGGGGGCCTGGAATGCCCGCAATCCGAATGCCTGGCCATGGGAGGCGGGCAACGCCTATTTCGAGGCGACCAAACGGGTGAAAAGCGGCGAGCAGAAGGATGTGATGGCCGAATTTACCGATGGGCCGCCGCGCCAATGGCCAAAGGCGCAAGGGTCAGCACCATCTGCCTTGAGTGAGAATGAATTACTCCAGCAGCAAATGGATGCGGCGCTGATGGGCACCAATGGTGCGCCGAACATTGGCACCGTGATTTCCGACCAGATCACCCAAGGTGGCGGTGCAGCAGGCAAGGCGGCGGCTGATACCATGCAGAGCCAGGCGGGCGCGATAGGCGCGGCAATAGGGTCTGCCATCGTCTCGAAAATATCCGGCGCGCTCGGTTCCTTCATGGCCAACCCGGGCGGCGGCATGCCGCGCAGCACCGGGCAGGCCTTGCAGCAACAGACCAACGGTCAGTTTGTGGATCAACCCTGATGCTCTATCAAATCGGCGTGGTGACCTTCGATCTCAAGTTCAACCTCGACGGGGTTTCGCGCGAGACGACGGCTGATTTTGTTGACAAGCCCGTCATTGGCGAGCGCCCGCCGCTGGAAGCCATGGGCGAGGGGCCGGAACAGATGACCCTTGCCGGTCGGCTGTTTCCCGACAAGCTCGGTGGCTTGTCCAACCTGAAGACATTGCAGACCCTGCTGAAAAACCAGGTGCCGCAGCTGGTGGTGCGCGGCGATGGCGAGGTCATGGGCTGGTTTGTCATCACCCGCATTACCGAGGGTCACACCTATCTGAATACCAAGGGTGTCGGCCAGGTCATCGATATGCAGATCGAGCTGAAAAAGTCCGATGCACCGGACGGCGAAAGTTACTTCTCGACTTTGTGGGAGCTGGTGTCTTGAGCGATACGGAAACCATCACCGTTGGCCGCGACGGGCTGACCCTGTCCGGCGTGCTGGCGCGGCATTACCGGCAGGTGATTGCGGGTGCCTGCGAACAGGTCTGGTCGCTCAACCAGGATCTTGCCCGCAAGGGCGCGGAAGTCCCGCGCGGGACGGTGCTGACCGTGCCGACCAAGGATGCCTTGTCGACCGATACCACCGACAGCAAAATCACGGGCCTGTTTGACTGATGGCAAAGGCGCATTTTCTGGTGTCGGTCGACGGGCGGGTGGTGACGAAAAACTTCCTGCCCGTTTTGCTGTCCGCCTCGATCACCAAGGGTGTCGACAAGACGGCGGATGCCGCGCAATTCGACCTCGATGACAGCGGCGGCACGCTGCGCTGGCCGCAGACGGGGCAGAAAGTGCATGTCGAGCTTGGCCGGGAAAATGGCGCGATCCGCATATTCGACGGCGAAGTGGATACGGCCAGCTGGTCCCTAAGCCGGGGTTCAGGCTCGGTGCTTTCGGTGACGGCCCGGTCTGTTTCGTTGAAAGGTAAGGCGAAGGCCAGCAAGGAAAAGCACTGGGATAGCAAACCCTTGAAGTCTGTTCTTCAGGATGCAGGTGAAGATGCGGGGATATCGGTTTCTGTCCATGCCGATTATGCCGAAACAGTTCTGGATTGGGAGGCAATGGATGCGGAAAGCTTCATTGCCTTTGGCGAGCGGCTGGCGCGTGAGCACGGGGCGATCTTTCGGATTTCCGGCACATCCGCCGTGTTCGTCCCCTACGGCAAGGGTGTGACCGGGGCCGATCTTTCGGCCTTCACCGTCACCCGGTCGATCCTGCTTTCGGCCACGGGCTTCGCCCCGGTGACAGACCGCCCGCGCATCAAGCAGAAGGTCGAGACCTATTACGACCTCGACAAGGCTTCGCGGCTGGCAGCGCAATATGCCAGTGGCGACAAGGTGGACGCGGATCTGCAATCCGGGTTTTCCGCCTCGTCAAAGGACCATGCCGACCGTCGGGCCAAGTCCGGCGCCAGGAAGGCGAGCCGTGACAAGGCCGAGGGATCGGTTGTCATCAATGGCGATGCCACCCCGCAGCCGGGCGGCAAGTGCATTCTTTCCGGTCTGCGGGCCGGGGTGGATGGAACCTATACGATCAAGAGCGTGACTGACGAGCTTTCCCGCTCGTCTGGATACACGACCTCGATCAGCCTGAGCGAGCCGCAGGGCAAGGCCGGCCAGGACAGCCGGTAGATTTTAACAAACATAAGGAAACGATCATGGATCGCGCGGAGAGTTTCGCGGGTGGCGGTGTGCCATGCGCAATTTAAGGCCTGTTGAAAATTGGCGAACGGTTCTGGCCCGGGCCTGGTCTGTCCGCTTCACGGCTGCTGCTGGACTGATTTTTGTCATCCAGCCTGTTGTCGACGCTCTTGTCGACGGTGCCTACGGCCTTGAGGCGTGGGTCAATCTGCTGCTTCGCGGCCTTCAAGGGCTTTTGACATTTGCGGCGATATGGGCGCGCGTCGTTGCCCAGAAAGGATTGTCCGATGCCGATCAATAATTTTAAGTCCAGCGCTCGCGCCAAAAAGGCTATCGCTGCATCTGGAGGGATCGCTGTCATCCTCGCCGGGACTGCACTTGTGCAGCCCTGGGAGGGTTTGCGAACCAAGGCTTATCGCGACATGGTTGGAGTCGTCACGGTCTGCTACGGCGAGACAAAAGGCGTCAAGATGAGTGATCAGTACACCCCTCAGCAATGCGACGAAATGCTCTGGAAGCGTCTCAAGACCGACTACGAAGATCCGATCAAGAAGTGCGTGCCTAGCTATGATGCCGCACCACTGTCTTGGCGGGCATCCTCGATCTCCCTTTCTTACAATGTTGGTGTCGGTGCGTTCTGCAAATCCACGGCCCGCAACCGCGCGCTGAAGGCGGATTGGCTTGGGAGTTGCCAAGCTATGACTTGGTTCAACCGCGCCGGTAACGAGGTTGTACCGGGATTGGATAGCAGGAGGAAGCTTGGAGATGCAAACCGTATAGGTGAGTACGAGCTTTGCAAGAGTGGCCTCTGATGTTCTCGGCGCTCACTGACCCCATCAAGATCGGTCTGTCGATCATCGTAGGCCTCGCTGTCGGTGCCTTTCTGGCATGGGCGGCGACATGCATCAACTATGAAGGTCTGCGTGTGCCGTTCTTCGGCTGGCAGATCATCGATGGCAAGATCACCCAGCAGGTTAACGCCGCGAAGGAATCGGGTCGCATCGAGGTTCGCCAGCAATGGGCCGAGGCGCAGCGCCGGGCGGATCTGAAGCAGATTGCCAAGGTCGAGGCTCAGCAGAAGCAGATCAATGCCGCTGATGCGGCCTTGGTCACCACCATTGCCGCGCATGTCGGGCAGGTCGCCGGATTGGAAGCAGCGCTTGCCGATGAGAGGAAACGAAAAAATGCGAAACCGAATGCTGCTGGCTCTTCTGCCTGCCCTGCTATCTCTGATGGTGGCATGCCTGACGGGGTGCGGAACGCGCTCAACGCTATCGGCGCAACCAAGCCATGACCGCAAGCCGAACGTATCAGCCGCCGTGATGGCCGATTGTGCGGGGCTTGCATACATCCCGGCCGGTGTGGACCGGGATGACGAATACCGGCTGTGGGGCCAGGACAGGAAGGCGCTGGCGGACTGCCGTGCCTTAAATGCCGCGAAGGCGGCGACGATCAATTCATTGCAGGGGAATTAGGGGCTGATGGCGACAGGAGAACAGGACGTGGCAGCCAGCACCAATTTGTTCGACCCGATGGCGTCCTGGGCAAGGTTGAGCGAGCGCGTCGAAAACCAGGGCAAGGACATTGTCGATCTCAGGTCGAATATGAACACCGGCTTCCAGAGCGTGCAATCTTCGATCAATGCTTTGTCGAATGAATTGCGCAGCTCCAGCAAGACACAGTGGCCGGTGATCTGGGCGGCGGCTGGCGTCTGTTTCGGGATTATCGTTGCGCTCGGATCGCAGGCTCTGAGCCCGATCAAGGAAGCAGTTTCCGAGACGAAGACAGATTTGCGGGTCACGGCGCAGAATTCTCTATCGGTCGCTGCCTTCACCGATTTCAAGGCGACTTATGAAAACAATCGGGTCGTGTCCCGCAACGACCTGATCGACAAATTCAACCAGGTGAATACGCAGCTCGAAACCATCCGCAAAGACCAGGTGCCCCGGGCCGAGCTGGAGCGGGCATGGCAATCCGAGGATCAGCAGCGCGCGCAAATGCAAAAGCAGATCGATGAACTGAAGCAGGGGCAGGCCACCACCTATAGTGCCCGTGACCTGCTGCTGGATATGCGCGACCGGCAGGATCGTTTCGAGCGCCAGCTTTACGGCCAACGCCCGCCGAGCTGACCACATGTCCTGATCGGGTAGCCACCGCAATGTAATTCAAAAGTTTAACCCTCGATGGAACCGCCAGATCTGGCGGCGAAAGGATTTCCTATGGCCCTGAAAGACGGTGCTGTTTTGTGCCAAGCGGCGCAATGGACACTGATTGCTGATGGCGTTCTGAACGTTCTCGTCAACCTGCCGAAGACCGGCACGCTCTACATCCGCCGTGTCGAAGCCGGATCGGACGCACCCGCCGTTGCGCCTGATCCGGAAGGATCGGCCAGTGACGCCAGTTTTCACTTCGTGACCATGACAGCGCTGAAACCCTACGCGGCCAGCTTCACCGAGGCTTGCGATGTCTACGGCTATCCGGAGGGTGATAGCGCCCTGCGGATCGAAATGCAGGGCGATTGATGCCATGGCGCTGAATTTTGGCCGGCCCAACATAGCGCTTGGGTCGCTGTATTCCTGGACGCCCGTTGCCCCGACCGAAGACCCGCCCAATGGCATGGGTTGGGTTGTGCGCACCGGTTCCACCGAACTTTACCTGATTGATCGCAACGGGGCCTATGTTTACGCGCCCCTGGAGGCTTCCGCATGAGCAAGGTCCAGAGCAAGGACGCATTTTTGTATGATCTCACCGGCGATGACGGTGAACTGAAAACCGCATTGCGCGAAGCGATGGAGCTGGGCAGCGCGGCCGATGAAGACGCCAGCGCCTTCGCCACGGCTGGACAGGGTGCATTGGCCGTCACCGCTATCCAGCCTGATGACCTGGTGACGACGGCGCAAGACGGCCTGATGGTCGCCGCCGACAAAGTGAAACTGGACGGCGTGGCGACCGGCGCCACGGCGAACGCGACAGACGCCGCTTTGCGTGATCGCTCCAGCCATACGGGCGAACAGGCGATGGCAACCATCACCGGTCTGATCGCTGCGCTGGCGGCCAAGGCCACGCCTGCCGATATTTCCGCTGCCATCGCCGCACTGGTGAATAGTTCGCCGGCTGCGCTGGATACGCTGAACGAGCTGGCCACCGCGCTGGGCAATGACCCGAACTTTGCAACGACCATGTCGACCGCGCTTGGCAACCGGCTGCGGGTGGATACTGCCGCGCAGGGGTTGAATGACACGCAGAAGGCAAATGGCCGCACCAACATGGGCTTGGGAAGTGCTGCTTTGTCGGCAGCGTCGGATTTCGCGGCGGTCAATGCTGTCGTGCCTAAAACATGGGTGTGCCGCAATGTGCTTCAGCATGGCGCGTATAATGATGGAACGAATGCTGCCGCAACCTCGACAGCGTTTCAGGCGGCTTATAATGCGGCCAGCGAAGGCGATACGATTGTTGTGCCGCCGGGGAGTTATGATTTTACTCTCGGTGTTTCCGGGACGAAGCGCGTCAACTGGGATGTTTATGGCACGTTGTTGCTCACAGGGTTTAACTGGGCGGACATTTTGCCGGGAGTGATAGTCGAGTACGGCTCCAGGCAATACAAGAACGGTGTCACACGCACGATCGCATCGCGGTCCGTTTTTTGGGGCGAGGCGCTAAATGCCAATGAGAGTGTGGATTATGTATCCATCGATATTCAAGATGACATTCAGCTTAACGCGGGTCGCGTTCAAGGCTTTGTCGTTTACGGGCGAGCAAAAGCCGGAGCTTACGGTATCCGTCAGGTGCTGGTAGGACAGTCGCTCATTCTTGGCACGCCGGGAGCTACGCCGGGATTGGGTTATTGGGTTGGCGTTCAGGGCTATTCCGGTGCGTTTGCAGCGTCAGTGCATGATGACAGCTTGCATGGATCTAATTTCTACGCTGAGACAACCGATGGTGCGACCGGTTATTACAATATCACCGGATCGGAATCGAATGCACTGATCCGCACCGGATCAAGTGCGAGATTTCGCTCGGGGTTTCAGGCGGCTGGTGGTGGCAATCTTCATGGTACCGAGACAGACGCGGCGTTCTATGCCAGCACATTGGCCGGATCGACTGTGCGGTGGAAGCTTGGTTTGGCTTTTGGGAATGCAAACGGCGACTATGCTCTTGGCACCACCAGCACTGCGATAGATATCAATGAGCAAACGATCTATCGGGGCCTTGACCTGCACAATACGACCGTCACCGACGCTATCATCAGCGAGGTCAACAACCGGATGGAGACGGCAAGTCTTCAGCTCACGGCACCTGGACATAGCCTGCTGCTTGGTAATCGGGCAAGCGTCAATACGCCGAAGATGTATTTCTGCTCGTCTGGCAACACGACACCAGATGTCACGATCAACTTCAGCGGTGGAACCTCGACCGTTAATCAGGGCACGATGGCGATCAGCGCCACGGATGTGGCGTTCGGCTGTACCCCCCGGCCATCCGCCGATAATGCCCGACCGCTTGGTGGTGCCTCTTACAGGTGGTCTGCCGTCTGGTCTGCAACAGGCACGCTCAGCACGTCGGACGCGCGGCAAAAGCTTGATATCACTGATATCGACCCCGCGCTCGCCCGCAAGCTTCTGAAAGCCATCAAGCCCGTTACGTTCCGGTGGAAAAACGACGACACTCCGGCAAAAACTGAGACGCGGGTCATTCGGCGCCAGAAGACTGAAACTATAGTCGATACCCGTGAAGTCGAGAAGATCGATCTGGTCGACGGTAAAGCCGTCCTTAGCATCGTTACCGAAAGTTATGAGCGGGAAGAGCCCGTATTCGAAGAACACCTCTTGGTTGACGGGGCGGGTGCGCCGGTCATGCGCAAGGTGCGGGTGGAGGTCGGCAAACGGCAAAAGGTAAAGTTGGTCACGCAGGACGATGGATCGCGCGTGGAACAGCCCGTGTTCGATGACAACGGCAACCCGGTTATGGAGCCGGTCTATGATCTTCAGGAGATCCAACGGGTCTACCGAGAGCCCGTCTTGGAGGAGGTCGAGGAAATCGTTGAAATTTCTCCTGCATATAACAAGACCAACGTGCGCACACATTGGGGTTTTATCGCACAGCAGGTTGAAACGGCGCTTGCTGAAGTCGGATTGACCACGAATGATTTTGCAGGATTTGTCTATGATCAGGAGAGTGACACTTACGCACTTCGAACCGAGCAGTTCATACCGATTATGTGGGCTGCATTGAGAGAAGTGGTTTAGGGAATTTATTGGCGTCGAGTTGAAACTGTGCCACAGCGATCTCGTGCTCCCCATTTCCCCAAGAAGATGCAATTAAAATATTCTTCTCCCCAGAGCGGTATGGTAATGAATTTACGTGGGATAATTCAAGGGTGCTGATATGGACGAAATTAAAACATTTCATCTGGGATCGGACAGACCATCTCAGCGCGTCGAAGAGACGAGCATAAAATTTGACGGTAACTTTGACGCTAACGCGCTAACGACTGCCTTACGCCATGCATTTTTCCAGGCTTGGAGAATTGATAGCAAGTTGCCCTTATGGGTGCGGCAAATGGAGGGAGGTTCTGGCAGAAAATATCGATATTTCGTCAATAACCTTTTCGAACAGTTGCCTGGGTCGAGGTATTTGGAAATTGGCGTCTATAAGGGCTCTACTCTTTGCGCTGCCGCATATAAAAATGATCTGTCGGCTACCTGCATTGACCACTGGAAGGAATTTGGCGGTAAGGACGAGTTTGACGAACATGCCAGACTGTTAAAATTGGCAAGCCCGAAAGCAGATTTGACGGTGATTGATAACGATTTCCGCAATGTCGATTATAAATCACTCAAAAAAAATGGCATTTTCTGCTTTGATGGCCCTCACTCCGAACAGGATCATTATGACGGCATAACGCTCGCGTTACCGGCTCTCAAAGATGAGTTCATCCTGATTATTGATGATTGGGTTATGCCGAGCGTGAAAGACGGGACTCATCAGGCTATTGCCAGGGCACGTCTGGATATCGTTGCCAGCATCACAATAGAGACAACCCAAGACAACACATTGCCCACATTGTTGGGATCGTGGTTTTCCGACTGGCATAACGGATATTTTCTGGCTGTCGTCAGAAAGTAGGGTCGTTCCTGATGATCGTTTGTACTGGTAGTGGATTATCCACAGTCCGAGAAAACTGTGGATTTCATTTTACAATTTGCTCTTGACCCCACTGGAAAGATATGGCTTTTTCCGGCTGCCTTTTACAGGAATTTTGCCCGTAAAACGTTGTAAATAATGAAAATACGCCCCGCCTCTTAAGCAGGGTGTCGCAGGTTCGATGTCTCATGCGAACCAAGCAAACATCCAGTGTGGAATGCCAAATATCAGACACCACATTCCCAACGGAGCGCACAGGAACGCTGTCATTGGGAAAAGGCCCAAAGCAAACATCAAAAAGCTTCCGAAGTGGAAGGCCATCCAAAGCCAGTAAAGGCCTCCGATGATAAATGTGAGCGTGATGGCGATTCCAAGAATTGTACTCATGCCACCAGCAATAAATCTTCCTATAGCGCCGATCATATCAACCCCCCGCATAGATAATCGCACGTCAAAATTACTCCTGTCGAAAAAATATACAAGCGGCACTGCAAGCAAAAATTGAGGCTGTTTATGCAATTCACCCACTCTGTAGTGGTGTCTGGCAACCTGCCGGTAATCGGTCATCTGGCTCAAAAGGTGAGGGGGTCGTCTAAAATTCATAAATAAATTCAATCTATCCTTTCAACCCCTTACCTTTCGCATAAGGTATTGAATTTATTAATTAATATGGCATAAATTTCAACCCTGCAGGGGTCGCCAATCCTCCAGTATTTTCTCATAATTGTTTGAAATATATTGATGCTTTGAGTTTGGCACATCGCCCAACACAGTGCGTTTTTGAGAGGGGGATTTTTGGGATGCCCAAGTGTCGCGTCCTCAAAAGCACAAATGACATCCTGGTGTTTGGAAAATTTGGTTTGATGCGCTGCTTGATCAGTCTGGAATCAAGTCAGAGATCTGTCCGTGCGATACCAACAAGCGTGGGTTGGTCATGCCTCCGTTTTCTTCATCGATTGTGACCGCGTATGCGGCAACGCCAATATAGCGAGTCGCCATCGCACCAGCAATTTTCTCTGCTGAAGCCACGCTTGAAGCTTGGCGCATATCGCCCGGCACAATACCGGCGCGGTTCTTTTTGAACTGCACGACAATAATTTTTTCAGCGTCAGACAT